ATGCGTGGCTACCGATTTATACCATCCGCCAAGAGCGGACACCAATCCCCTCAATACTTTAAGTATCTTTGCGCGGCTCGGTACGGCAAGGCTCGGTTAGGCTGGGCGGGGCGCGGCTCGGTACGGCTTGACAAGGCACGGTGCGGCAAGGGAGACCCGCGGGGGTGTAACCCCCGTGTGGGTCCAGCTCTCATTAATCAATTTCTTTTATTGATCTTTGCTCGGCTCGGCATGTCAGGGCGCGGCGAGGCACGGCAAGGCTCGGTCAGGCAAGGCGGGGCACGGTGGGGCGTGGCAAGGGAGATCGTCGGGGCTTCGGCCCCGGCTGATCCATAACGGATGACATACGAACAATACATCGGATCAAGCGGCTGGTCGAAACTCCGCGCGCAAGCAATTGAGCGCGACGGTAATCGATGTCGTCTCTGCGACACAACAGATGGACTACAGGTTCATCATCGCCGGTATCCGCCGCGCGGTCAGTGGCATCTCGATTGCCTCGACGCATTAACAACTCTTTGCAGCGAATGCCATGACATTATTACAAATAAACAGAGGGAGCAACGTTATGCAGGCTTAGCAGCGCCGATAGTATCAAATCTACCAGACCGTCCAACAACTCAACATCAGGGCATGGCAAATGAGTTACCAAGAATTGGACTTCAGGATCACGGGGGTCGCGCCTTTGATCCACCACAATGGCCAGACAGCCGACCCTCTAAACTTCCACTCCAAGAACATCGCCGAGATCACTGGTAAGCGAAAAAAGACCGACGCTGATCATCGAGAGATTGCGAGGCGTGAGTGGTTCTCGTGCCTATATCTATTCAATGGCGAGCCGTGCATCCCTTTTCAGATACTAGAAAGCGCCTTGATTGGCGGTGCGAAAAAGGAGAAGCGTGGACCCGCTGCAAAAGCTGGTCTCATCGTTGAGGCGCACGCGCCCCTTGAGTACGACGGTCCTCGCAATCCCGAAGAACTCTGGGAGGATGAGCAGTTCCGACTGCGCGTTCCTGTAAAGGTTGGAATGGCTCGCGTCATACGCACCAGGCCAATGTTCAATAACTGGAGCGCGACTGTCGCCATAAAATATCTAGCGAACATGCTCAACCCGAAAGACATCCGGAGCTTCCTGCAATCGGCTGGCCAGGAGATAGGCATCTGCGACTGGCGGCCGAGGTTCGGTAGGTTTGTGGTTGAGCAATAGGATCTGTCTTAGCCGGGCTCGGCAGGGCGCGGCTCGGCAGGGCGCGGCGTGGCAGGGCCGGACCCGGCGAGGTTCGGCATGGCAGGGCGCGGCGTGGCACGGCAGAGCACGGGTGAGGGGGCCGGAAGGTGCCCCTCCATTTGTTTACAGGATAATGGTTTTCCAGCTTCTCGGGGCGGGGCGGGGCACGGCATGGCAGGGCACGGCCAGGCTCGGCGTGGCCGGGCACGGCAAGGCAAGGGTGAGGGGGCCTTCGGGCGCCCCTCCATTTGTTTACAGGATAATGGTTTTTTATATTTTCACGGCGCGGCATGGCTCGGCACGGCAGGGCAGAGCCTGGCGTGGTCTGGCATGGCGCGGCTCGGCGTGGCTGGGCCAGGCAGGGCAAGGGAGAGGGGGCCTTCGGGTGCCCCTCCATTTTACTATGAGCCGCATCGATTCAGCAGCACATATAATCTTCAGAGGTCTCAATCGGTTTCTCGGCTGGTGCCGTTGCAGCTTCTATCGCCTTGCGTTCCTTTTGTAATTCCTCCATACGCGCGCCGATTGCATCCCACGCCTCGGACGCATACACGCGCCGTATTGGCTCCGGCATCAGCGCGCCGCCTGGAGCCACACGATCGAGACATGTGTAGGTGTATTTCTCGTGCTTCAACGCACCGCAATGGATGCAACGTTTCTCACCGCTTGGCAGCGGAGGGGCGTATTCATGCTCTTGCATCACGGTATCACTTTCTGCAACTCATCTTTGGCTTTGGTTAGTTCGTGTTCACTCATGTCCTCGGCGCTCATAAGAATATTTCGTGCATCGCCGACCCTTATCAGTTCGTCGAGCTTGAGATGAATCGCACGTGTATCGCGGCTTTGGGTTGCTTGGATTAGGAACACCATCAGGAACGTGATTATGGTAGTCCCTGTATTGATGACAAGCTGCCACGTATCAGACCAATCAAATAGCGGCCCGGTGGCCGCCCACATGAAAACAACGCCAATCGCTAGTGTGAATGCCCGAGGACTTCCGACCTGTCTTTCAACCCAGCGAGAGAAACGATCGAACACTAGATCACGTCATCATCGGAAGTGGCCGACGGGCCAAGCGCAGAACAGCAAGTCGCCTAGAACATAGACAACCGCAATCGCCACGACTACCCACAGCACGACGTTGGCAATCTGGATAAAAACTGGAGGCACTGCGACATAGTTCAGGAGTATTCTAGCTATCGCCACCACCCCTACAACAACGATAATCCAGATCAGGATGTTGAGAATTCCCGCTAAGCACCCCATGATCTTACCCTCCGGCGTGTGGCGATCTCATGAAAAGGTTAAACACCGCAACTAGCAATCCACCCGCAGCTATAGCCATAGCGATGACGGCATATATTAAAGACGACTTGGATGACGCTGAGGTCAACGCCGCATCAACCGTTCGACGCCATTCGGTTGTCGCGCTCTGGTAGCGATCGAGTTGTGTTGTGGTCACGTACTCGGAGAACTTCAGTTCGATCCCGCGACCCCACTGCTGATGATCCGATACCGCCTTATTTACAGATTCAAACTTGTAATCGATTTCTGGTTTTGTCGCGAAGTTCCGCTCGCGGTCATCCGACTGCGCCCGAAACTCATTTAGCAAATCGAATCGCTTGTCGTAAGCCTGTTCCGACTTTATTATTGCCTTGTCGGTCGCCGCAGCCGCAGTCAATATCGCTTTTTCGGAACTGATCAAGGCCGCGTGCAGGGCCTCCTTTTGCGCGGTTATCGAGGCTTGAAGCGTCAGCTTAGCGCTCTCGGTCTGGGTTTCGAACTGACGCCGCAGCCCGTCGATGTGGGCTTCCATATGCGCTCGCTCGGCCGCTGCCTCGGCCTTGAGAACCGCCTTGTTTGCTGTAGTCTGTGCGACTTCTACGGTCTTTGATACAGTTTCGACTTTTAATGATGTCAGTGTATCTTGATTAGCGAACCGCCGGTCAAGTTCTAAACGTATGTCGCTTATCAGAGCTTCTAATGCTGAGATTCTGTCGAGGTCTGAAAGCGGTTCTAGTCGAACCCTACCTATCCTCATAACATATAATCTTTGTCCGTTTAAAGTATTCGTACTGCCGTGTAGCGTTATTCGATTAATGACGTTGTGGGTTGGCGTTTCGACTCACAATAGCTTCTTGCGTAATCTTTAACGCATCTTGCAAAACACGTATTGTGTCCTGTAGCATACGCATCTGATTTTCGGCCCGTTCTATTCGGCTATTCACCGCATTTACTTGGCCGCTGAGTTCGGTAAACTTACGCGAAAATTCATCTTGAAAACGCTGCAATTCGTCTCTCGTGACGAGAGTTCCTAACTTTAAAGCTGTGACCTGCTGGAAATTCCTGATATCCTTAAATTCAGTTTTTTGATCTTTAATATCATCGCTAATCTGCTGAACAATAGTATTCAATTCGATGGCCTTGTCGGTTGTGGTGGATATCCTGGTTCCAAAGTTTTGTCCTAGCGTAAACATGAGACCGATTATCGCCGTCGCGATAATAAGCGGAAGCTGGTCCCACCAAGACTTTTTATTCGGTGGCGCTATAGCTATTGCCGTGGCGGGCGGAGACAAGGATGCGTGCGTGCCTTCTCCAGATGTGTCCGTCATATCGCATTACTCGGGCCACGGGACAGCACCCAGGCCGCGCCCAATGCGGCGAGCAGATGATGTGCTCCCCCTAGAGGTATGCCATCGGGCGAACCCAGGGCGCGAGTAGCGATACCGCCCAAAAGGACGAAACAAACACAGACCGCCATGCGACGCAATTTACGCTGGCGGCTGAAGAAAGAGAGAATCATACCGATCGCGGATACCCCAAAGGCTACGCCCCATGCCCGAGGGTCCTCGTTAAGTCCACTGAGTTGTCTAAATAAGGCACTGTTTACTAACGTGTCCGATCGAAGGGAAAATGCTGCGCAATCCATCAGCAAAAATCCGATTAAGCCGATTTCGACAGCATCAGTCGGTATCCACCAAAGATTCCGCATCAGAAGTGGCTCTTTGGGATGAATAATGTCTACAGACTTATCAATATCATCTAATTGCGTTAAGATGTTCTGATTTACAGCTGTTAAATTTGTTATTCCCTGTAGAAGAGCTTGGTATGTGCCGTCTTTACGATTTACATCCTCCCTCACATCTTCGATACGCCTGATGAGAACCTGCATGAAACCGTTAAGGCCATGTACGGCTTCTGACAGGTGAGAGATAAGCCAATAAAGGGAATGGTCGTAATGGGTTGCTGTCTGAGGATCGGCGGGGCGAGGACCGCCGGCGATTCGCTTGGAAATTTCCGCAAGTTGATCGGTGATTAAGACGAGTTTGGCATCTAACTTTTTTTGGGAAACTGGATCATCTGACATTTCGCTTTACCTCGGGCCGCCGAGGTCGCTACGCTCGTTTTCACCCATCGCTCGACCCTTCAGCGGTCGGTGGTGGTAGGTCCGGCCGGATTTTGCTTGGCAGCGATCCGGCCGGACCGTAGCGCTTTCAGTACATGGGGATCATTGCTGCCCATTACGCGGTACGATTGCCCAGGTCGGGTCCCAGTCCCACGTAGGCGGCGCCGCACCTAAGTCCTTCGACATTTGGATGAGCGCATCCTGCCACCGCTGCCACGCTACAGCGCCGCCGGGAAGCGTTGCCGTAAGAGCCGCGGCTCCATGCGCTACATCCCAGTATATCTCGGTGCCGGTGGCAGGATAATACAGCGGCGCTAGTTGCGTCTGCACTGCGGGAGACCAGCCCCTCAGCAAGTCAGGGAAAGTCTCGAAAAATGCCCCGTTCGGTTGCTTTTGCGCTGGCTCTAAGTACATGCCGATTGTCTGGATGCGGTATCCGGGGTCGGTCAGCTTGCCTATTAGGTATTTGCCGAGATAGGCGAAATTCCCCTTGGCACCGTCGAAGCCCATCTCGACCGTGCGCCCCAACTCTAGTAACAGGAAATCGGCGTGCCAGGGCAACAACGCACGCTTGGTCACGGTCAAGTCGAACCACTCGCCCCAATTCTTTATTTCATCTTCGTTGGATTCTCCGCCTTGCCACAGATGGAGCGGCGGCAACCCGCCGGCAAAATATTGATGAGTCTGCTTCCACGCGGGCGTATTTTCATATTGTGTTCCCCTGATGTCGCGCTGCCCCTCCCACCAGGCGAGAGCGTCGTCGAGCATCGCCGCGAAGGCAGCCTTCATAGGATCGTCATCAGGTGACGCCGCCCACGCGTGCCGGCGATTACGCAACTCCCATGCATTGCCGCGAACCTGAGTGCTGATGACGCCTAGAGCGCCGCACCGATATATACAATCCGGGTTCAGATACAGTGAGTTGAGGCCCGCCCAGAGCTGCAATCCGTCCAGATAGTAGGGGTCGCCGGTCAGAATGTACGGCACGAAGAACGGATCGGGTTCGTGTGCCTCATCCGTTTCGGTGCCGTGCCAGTTGTACAAATCCGGGCGATATATATCCGTGGGAGCGCTGCGCACGATAATTGTGTCCGGGTTGGGGTTCTCCCTGTAATCCAACCCCCAGCTAAGTGGCCGACCATATACGCCCACGGTTCGACCGAGCGCTGGAACTGTTTTTGCACGGTCCATGAACCGAGCGGGATCGCCCTCGCGAATCTGTAGTCCGAACAAGCCGACAAGATCAGCTTGCCCGAGCATAACATCTCGTGCGCGCCAATCGCCGGAGTACACGTAGTCCACGTACCAGACCGGCATCGGGCCGATTTCGGGGTGATACCCGACCCCCGGCATGTCCGGCTTCCAGAGGCCGAGGCCGTTGATCGACCGATCGGATTTCATAAAGCGATCGTACCAATCTGCGAGCGTGCTTTCGACCACCCCGGAATCCGGCCTGTAATTGGCGATGTATTTGGTGGCTGAGAGGTAAAGCCGGTTGTGGTTGATGGCGATCTTCGACTCGGGCGTGCCGCCAAGCCAGGTTGTCCGCGTCCAGCGTGTCGCGATCGAGTGAGTTACGTTGGCCTGTTTATAGACCGAGACAGGGTTGGCCTTCCCAGCCGTCAATTCGAGGTCGCAAGGGAAGGCTTCGAGCGCCTGCGAATTGCTGATCTCGCCGACGTAGCGGACAAATACCTGCTTCGTCGCAGGCCAGAAGGTGACAATGAACTCGGGATGCAGCGAGCGCCATTTATCTGAGCCCATGTCGTAAGTGCGCGCGGCGGAGCGGTCGGCGCAGATCATCGTCTGCGCCACCGGGCCGGAGGTCCACGGCTTGCAGTTGCCATCAGCGAGCATCTGCCGGGCCGATACGGACGACTTTGCCCCAACTGCCGCGCCCGATATCTTGATCGTCGCGTCGAAATCGGGGAACTGCGTCAGTAGGTCGGCCGTCGAGATTGGCGTGTTGTTGCTGCTTGTCTGGTCTTGGAACGTCACGATTTGCGACGTGTCCACAGGCAGTTGGGGAATCACCGCCGCGATCACCGCGAATTTTACCGAGCCGTCCGGACAGCGGTTCTTGACATCGGCCTGAGTTGAAATCGACTGACCGTTAAGAACAACCTGCGGGTAATGAGCGATCTCGCCGCAGACGAATGGGCGTCCAATTTGCCATAAGTAGTTTTGAACTAGCGCACCGCTGACGTTTTGCAGCAGCATCGAGTTGCCGGGTGGCAACGGAGGCTGAGGCGGCGGTGGCGGTGGCGGTGGAGGTAAGTTTGGATCGATGGCCTTTGCCCAACTCGCCGAGCCAGTAGCGACATACCACGAGCGGTCAGTCCCGAGCGTGTAGAGCTTTCCGCCGCGATCAACTTGCAGACGACTTCCGGTCCCTGCGGTCGATCGACCATTGAGGAGGATGTTCCAGTTGCCGGCCGAGCTTGTAGTTCCCCACGTCCACACCCCGAGCGTGGTCGTGAGCGTGCCTGTCTGCCCTCCCGCAAGCACGCTGCCGTCCGGTGAAATTACCGGCGGCGGAACGACGGACGATTTTGTTAAGAGCAGAACCGACGAACCACTGAATGGCGGGGTTAAATTCGCGTTCGTACCGCCGTTGACTTGTGTGGCCGGGTAGGCTTTACCGTTCAGGTCAGACCAGCTCGCATCGAATCCGACGCCCGTACAGGCGGAAAGGTTGACGGTAAAACCGCCGCCGGTTCCGTAAACGAGATACTGGTTGCAGGGATCGGCCAGCGCGTAGGTCGTTGAGGTCAGCTCGCCGTGCGGTTTAACTTTTTTGAGATCGATCTTCGCCGCGGCGGCGGCAACCTGAGTCATGCCTGCGCGCGTAGTGTACCAGGCCGGATCAAAGGTAGCAGCTCGGCCGCCAAGACTGATGCCCGTGTTGTCGAGGTCGTCCATGAAGATTGGATTGAGGCCCCGCGTGAACGATTTCCATACCCAGTCCGCGCTGCCGCCGCCGCCCCAGAGATGGTCGGTGTCATTTACGACGACCTTCGCGCCGTTGTTGGCCGTTGGGTTATCTTTGTAGCCACCAGCATTTGCGCCCGGTGATACCCAGTCTGCGGGGCTGTTAATAATGGCCGCATTGTCAGTCATGCAACCGGCACACCCCACTGCGCTCATACCAACGGGGTGCTGCTTCGGTTTTCCGGCCTCGTAGCTCTTGATGTAGTTTATCATATCGTACTGCCACTGCGCCGAAGTCGGCTGTGACTCGTTGCTGATCTCATAGAGCACATTGTCGAGATCGCCGACAGTATCGATCACCTTTCGAACATAGGCTTGCTGCGCCGCCAGCACGGCAGCGGGCGCGCTCGCTGTCTGTATCGCATAGCCGTTTCCAGTATTCGACGGATCGCCGTCGATGCCATTGATGTTGTTCTTTACGTTGAAAGGATGATATGTCCAAGGGTTCGTTCCACCCGTTACCGGGCCGATACTCCATCCTTCAAAGAGCATAACGTCCGCATAAACGCCCTTCTGCCCGGCGGCGATAACCCGCGCCCGCATCCGGTCGAAATAGGATTGATTGAGTTTGGTTAGGTCAAACTTGGGTTTGCCGTCCGCTGCGTTGCCTGGGCCGGTTCTAGTATACGGCTGCGGATCGATGTACCAAACGGCAGCCCACGGCGCGCTATATGGCTGCTCCCCGATATTCCACAAGCGCATGAAGTTGAAAGTATTGCTTTGCATCCAATTGAGATAGCCAGCGTAGTCGAGCGAAGCTGGGGGAAACGTCGCCCCTTCGTCTTGCAAATTGTTCCAGGTATGGGAACCAGTTAAAAGTACAGGAGCGCCATCAGGCTTTACGAAGTAATTGTTGCCGGGCGGGTGAGTTAGCGGCCCCATTGCGCTAGGTGGCGGTGGTGCTGCCGTCACTGTAACCGCCGCCGAGCCGATCACGCTCTTTCCGTTCAACCCGGCGCATTGAAGCATGTAGACCACGCTTACGAGCGGGGTCACGTCTAGGCTGTCCTTCGCCTTCCGCGGCCCGGTCCATGCGCCGCTCGCGGTGCAGGCTGCATCCCCGGCTATGACGTTGAGAGCCTCCCAGCCGATGCTGACCACCCCGCCCGCGACGACGGTCGAGGGGGTGGCGCTAATCGTTAGCGTGGGATCAGGGCCAGGCAGCACTGCTTTTTCGAGAGCCAGTACGCGATCGGCAAGCGTGTTTATCACGGCGGCAGCGTCGGCGAGCCTGGTCTCGGCACTTCCGACTCGATTCGATAGCGCAGCCACGTTTTTCTCGGCTGCAGCAAGCCGAGCTTGGATGTCCGCGATGACCGCGGGATCGACTTGAGATCCCTGCGCCAGGGTATCGATCTGTTGTCCGAGCGCCGCCATGTCGGCCCGGAGCTTCGCAATATCAGCAGGAGAGACCGGGCCTCCCTGCGCTGCCGGAACGGCATGATCTTTAGGGGCAGCCTGCGCTGCGGTCGGGAGTAAAGATGCAGCCAGAACCGTGGCGAGAAGAAATTGCTTCGCCATTTTTACAATCCTTTGAATGAGCACACGCCATCCGAGAGCGAGCCCGGAGCGGCTTGGAGTCAGTTTGGTTATTCGGGAGATGAGATGCGCGCGACTAAGCTAACGTCAGCACGCCGCTGTTGCTCCATATTTGCCCTGTCGATAATCCAGAAGAACTAGTTGGCACGTTAAGCGTGATCCTACCATTCGTTTCATCAACAATAAAAACATCCGACTGATAGACCCCGCTAGAGTTATATCGCGCGAGTCGGAAATCGCTGCCTGTACTCTTACCGAGCAACCACCGTGTTACTGACGTATCTTGAAATAAAATAGCCGACTGTGTTCCGCCAGGGGAGTCAGCGTAAATGATGGTTCCGACCGAGGCGCTCCGCGCCGCAACCGCAGGAGCGGCGATTGTGCCCGTTGAGGTGATGTTTGCGGTTGAAGTCATAGCGCCGGCAACGGAGAGAGTGCTGCTTAGAACCGTGGCCCCGGTTACTGTCAGCGTGCTTGTGGCGACGACAGCTCCATTGGCCGTTAGGGTGCCGGAAGCCGTCACGGCCGCCACGGTCGAGGCGCCCGTGACACCCAGCGTCGTTCCGACAGTCAGAGCTGCGGCAGCCGTCACGGCCCCCGTGACTCCCAATGTGCTGGCCAGTGTCGTCGCGCCGGCAACGGCGAGCGTACCTGGCGCGGAGATGCCACCAGATGAGGAGGCAATGCCGTCTACGAGCTTGTAGTTGGTCCCGTCACCTACGACATGGCCGCTGCCAGACGCCGGGATCGTGGCCTTGGTGCCGGTAGCGTATCCTACAAGCAGCGCATGTGATCCTGTCGTATTATTGACCACGGATATGGTGCGCGCACCCGCCGGGAATGTAATGTTCGCATTACCGGATAGCGCACCAGTGAAAACGAATGTTAGATTGGCGGCATTTCCGCCGGAAATCGTTGTATCGCCGGATATGGATGCGCTATAAGTGCCGGTTGTGGCCCCCAGCGCCGCGATCGTCGTGACAAAATCATTAGCAAGACCGCTCAGCGTTCCTGGGGTATTGGTCTCCCAGTCTGAGTGGACATAGGTATGGCCATTTATGGTGATACTTGAGATCGTCGGCGTTATTGTAAACGGCATGCGGCTAGCGCTCCGGACAAGCTATGTGATAAGGTCTGTTTGCTGTAGCGGCGTGGAAAGCAGACACGCAGACGGACGCGTCGAAGCCTATCCGTGGGAGCGGAAGGCAGGCCCTATGTCGGGCCTCGGGTGGATGCGGGTTCGAATCCCGTCCCGTGATAGCGAGAGTAGCGCCTCGCCTGCAGCGCCTTATAACTGATCAATCTGAATCGGCAATGCGTACTCACCAAAAAGCGGATTAGACAGCTCGCTCTCTCGGCTTATTAAGCCGTAGACAGCCGCCTTCTCCCATTTGTTTACCTCGGTTGGGTCGCTGTATGGAACGACCCAAAGAGGCTCGGACTGCCCCTTCGATACCACCGCATCAAATCCACCTAGCCAGAAGTCATCTTCTGGAAGATACGGGAATCCAAGACTCAATCGTCTAAATATAGGCCGCTTATCGATAAAGGTCGCCCCTCGCTGAACCCGGACTTTTTCGCTTGAATCAATTGGGCTCATCGTCCATTTGTAGTCAAAATTGACGGGAGGTTCCCATACCGTATAAGCTCCAGCAACCCCAACACTGACAACAGTGCCTACGTCATTTATTTCCACGGAAAACGAACTTGCCCGTACCGGAGTAGTAGGAATAAATACACGCGTGTACCCAAGCGCGATAACCACATCTTCTGGATATACACCATTAAGAGTCCAGTTGCCGGTTTCTGGATCGATCACACCGGCAAACCCCGTCTCTGGCCAGGTCGTGACCGTGCCGCTGTCATAGCTTCCTGCCGTCACTCTCATCGTACCGTTACTGGACGTTCTTAATCCAGCGAACGCAATAAGGCCGATCGGATATTCTGCGCCCCAACTGCCCGTGAATGAAAGTGAGCTTCCGGTCGATTCTGCTGCGATTTGTGGATTTATATCGAGTATGTTTTCAATTGGATTGGCGATAGTACAGGGGCCGCCAGACAGAGATGCATTCCTGTCGTGCAGAGCATTGCGGCGGGTTATCAGACCATTTCGATGCGTCACTCCGACTCCCTAACCCCAAATCTGAATAGTACACGGCCCAGCGCCATATCCACGAGATACGCTTAGCACACGGTAGAAACCCTGAACCATTTTATAATCAACAAATGCGAAGCTATATAAATCCGGCGAATCCACGTATGCCTTCACATCATAAATATGTCTGTAGATTCCAAAGATACTAGCGACACGATCGCGAATGAGTTCAGCGTCTCGCTGGCTCTGAACCAGCGACCTAATCAGCGGCAAATCAACGGCTCGCGGTTCCTTGTTCTTGAGGATTCTGTTCGAGATCGCTGGTGCAATCTTTCCGGGCTCTTGCCAGGTCTGTTGATCAAGCTCCCTTACCGCGTCAGCAAAGGTGGTGAGCGGTCCCCAATTCCGCATCCACTCAACTCTGACTCGCCACGCGGGCGGCAAAGTTCTCAATAGCTGAATGCTTTCGACATTGTTACGTAACACAAAATCAGCTTCGGTCTCCAAGAAATCTGATTCCTCTTCGTGGGTAATGATTATGGGATGCACCCCTACCGAAGATCCCGGTCCAATAGGGAAATCTGGAATTGAATATCCCTCTGTGTCGTCTGTTGGTCCGGCCCTTTTATATATACCGGCAATAATCTTACCCTCTAAATCAACTCCCCACCATCCGGCTACGCTCGCCATAATTTCATTGAAAGCGTCAAGCCGATTTACAGAGTCGGTGCCGGTCCACCATCCAATAACATACGGAGCATCGAGTTGTAGTTGCAGCATCGACTCTTCGTTGACTTCACCGCCAGCTTCCGTTACAAATTGAGTGAGCAGGGTAGCAGTCGTCATCGAATCGCCATCTACACTGCTAGCATCGCACCGAACATCAAGGCCGCCCGTAATTCCGCCAAGAACAAAAGCACCAGTTCCTAAGACTGGCGCCCATTGTCCAGCAACGGGATCGGCTGCGACTTTATCCCAGGGAATGCCTCCGACTCTGACTTCGGTAATATCGGAAAGCGGAAAGCGCGATACGTGATAATATAACGGAGCACCAAAATCTGTATCACTTACCAGAATTGCCGGAATATTAAATCCTTTTCCACGAAGCTCTGGTTCCGGTTTTCCAATCAGAACTTCAGGAATATCATTAGCTCCAATCAAAGTCCGCAAGAGAATATCCGGAATTTCCATATCGTCAGGATCTATTTCAAATAAGCGATACAGAGCGGGCACCAACGCATCATCGAGGTCGATGCTCGTATCTGCGGTTTTTATCGTAACATCTAGAGTATCATGCGCTAAGTCATTGATACGTCCGACATACGACAGCTCATATTCATCAAAAAGATCGGCGGGCTCACCAGTATAGATCCTTACCTCTCGACCAATCCATGACATATCCAAGTATTGCCAGAGTCGCGGGTCCGTTTCCGGATATCCTGGGCGCGAGTCCCGCATCGAGAATTTGATGGACCCGCCGCCATCACTTGACGATGGCATCACATCGCCGAGGCCGTCCGAGACAATCCGAGACGCGATCTCAACGGGGACATAAAGGCATGGCCTAAAATTTGCGGAGATTATCGTGGTTTCAGTGGCCGTAGCGCCGAGGACCGGCCCCACATCGCAAAGACGCAGAGTCTCAATGTCCGCTCCATTCAGCAGATCAAATTCGATAGCGGTTACAAGCTCACGCTGCGGCGTCGGTAGCGGCATGGCTTGCGATCTTCACAAATCCGGTTGCGGGAGTTTCTAATTCAAATATTCTGGCTCTCGCCATCTCCAGTAGTTGATTGGTTTGCGTTAATGAGTTCTTGAGCAGGGCAAGCTCTACCTGCAAATCGTGATAAGCCACAGCGAGGCTGTCTCGTTGAGATTTGATAATCTCAAGAGGTGTTAAAGCATTGTCCATTCGTCACTTCTCGTTTATGTAAATCAATTTTCGACCAGGACCCCAGTTAATGAGCGTCGAGGGGATTTCCGGTGCATTTCTTATTAGTTGATTGTTAGCAGCGTCGAAGGTGCCTTCACCGTATTCTTCTTTAGCAACATTGGTGGCCCGGTACTTCACGGTGGCTCCATCAGGGATGCGTCCCAGTAGAGTAAAAAACTCTCTTACAGGCCCTCGCAATTGATATGGTCCAGTCCCTTCGGTTAGTGTGTATTCCGCTATACCGACAGAAAGCGGAGAAAGCGGATTTATTGTCGCGCCGAGACACACATCGTCATCGTAGTCCTCGATGATATGGATGAGCTTACGGCCTGGTCCCCAGTCAATGCCGGATGTCGGTACTATGAATCTCGTCCGATTCAGAATGTTGCCCGGCCAATCAAACCATCCCTCCCCGACTTCTTCTTTCTGGGAGTTGGTTATTCTATAGCGTACCTGTTCCTTATCGACGAGCTGTGATCGCAACGTGGCAAAACCCGGCAAAGCACCCTTAACCAGATACCCAATCGTTAGACCGTTTGTTTCCGTGTACTCAGCCATCCCAACCGGGCAGCGCACAACCTCCGTGAAAGCAATTACGGCAACGCCGATCAATTTGTATAGCGTGGCGTCAGCGCTGTCACCGCCACCGCCACCTCCGCCCCCGCCCGTAGTAATCGGTACTGGAGCTAGATTAAACGTAGACCACCCTGTATTAAGACGTAAATTTTCCCCGAGCGGATCGGCTCTATTTATCAGGAAATCGCTTGCCGGAGGCACCGCCGGTTCGGGATCTGCGTCTATATGCAAATAGATTGTCGGGGGACTTCCTGTTGGTAGCTCTCCTTGGGTCCCTAAAAATATAGGATTTCCGTCGTCATCATGAAATTTTGCTCGATTGGCGGAATCACTGAAATCTATTCTATTTTGATTATCGAACCAAAATTCGGCGACATAAGAGTATAGCCCACCGAAGAGTAACCAGTATCCGGCACCAAAATTAGAATCACTAGGAGGCTCTGTTGGTGGATCATCGCCAACATCTTCTGGTGTAATGCTCCATCTTACATCAAAATTTGTGCCTTTATCATTCATGTCTCCTCTAAAAACAAGGGTATCCCCAAAGTACATATCAAATATTTTAGATCCAAGGTCGTGATCGGTATCCCATGACACTAAGATATTGGTATAGGACCGTTCTGGCAGCGGCGTTGTATATCGAGGGTTTATTTCGTTAGGAGTAGGGCCATCTATGCCGTCAAACAAGTAGTACGTAAAACTGTTTACAACTTGGAAAAAACTTAACCTATTGCCAAAATCATCAGCGTCATATGCGGTTCCTACCCAAGATGTATCAACATCTATAGTTATCGTTGTGTCTGTTACAGAAATAACATGATGCTCAGAACCATGAAATAAGGCATCTCTCCAGGTATTTGGTAGAGCGTAATCCTGACTGAAATCCAGACTTATTACGGTACTGCCTGCCTCTATATTATGCGGGGTGTCAAACGTTACTACAGCTCGGGTAGCCCGAGTTACATCTCTTATTTTAGCATGACCGTATATTTGAAGATGGTGGCCGTCAGGATTAAGTAACGGATCATAATCTGATAATCCGCTCGTATCTACATCCAAAGTTACCGTAGTTGATGTAACACTAAGTACCTGTACATCCATTAACCCAAGCTGCCAATCGAGCTGCTCGCAGATAAATTGAGTATAAAGACCAGGAAAAACATCAGTAGTTGGATTAAGCGCCATCGTAAGAACTGTAGGATAACCCTTGGCTATTGTGCTAACTATCAGACTGAAAGATGCCGTCGATGATCTGCCGGTTACGTATGCATGAAAAATACCGCCGCCGATAGAATCGTATACTACCGTACCAAATACGTTATTTCTGGCTCCGTTCATCGAGCCTCTATTATTACGATAATACATAATCAATTTACTGGCAGACGTAATTGTGCCAGTGCCACCACCTGATACGATCAAATAAGGATCTGATGTAATACCAGAAGAATCTGTTAAAGAGGCTGATATGATAAGACGCCGTGTATTACCTGCGGTAACAGTCTGCGGACCAAATGCGTTTTCAAGCCCATTTGTGTAACCAAAATCTACATCTATCGTACCACTGGTGCATTCAACCTCCAGCCATCCAATAATCTCTACAGAGCCACTTTCTGGGTCACTGCTATCGGTAGATGGCACCGTTACTGTATTACCAGAATATGTTAGATTACCTATTCCATAATCCACAGAAACCGTAAAATCCGTGCCTAATACATAAGTGCCGTCATGATCTATCGCGCCTGTCCAGAACGTTTCGTGAAGCCCTTCATTTATTGGATTGTTATACATCCACCAAGAGAGCGATCCGGTCGGAGAATCCAGCAGCGCCGGCAAATTCCATAAGCGCACCGATCCGTCAAAATCCACCGCGCCAATCGAAAACTCTTCGGTGCCGACCCGACTTTTAATTCCTATGTTAAACTCTGGAGTATTGATATCTTGCAGTTTAAAACCAATTCCGGTATTCGGATTGGTTTGCCACACGTACATCTCGTTGGTGGGAAGTGTGGGGGTATAATCGGAGGATAAGTAATCTGTTCCACCCGTGCGAATCAACAAATTATTAGCGCCTTCGGCCCGGCCTCCGACTACGACCGCATAAACATTCACACTGTCTTTCCCCGGCAGTGTTAGGGTGGTGTATTCCTGGACCGCTCCTGCAATACTGGTTGTATTGGTAGTGTCTTCATCAAGGATAAGCTCGTTGACATCTGGGGCATCGCCGATCCAATCGGTAGCAAAGCCATCAGAGATCGGAGGTAAGGCGGCGACTGCCCCGACATCGCGCGTGTCTATCGTGGTCCATGCTACTTCGGAAAAATATGCGTTATCAGCTCCCCCGCCTAATTCTAACCCAGTGATGGCGGAGTATGATGAGCTCTGGGTCAGGTCTCCGGAGAAATCGATTGACAAAATCTTGTCGATGTAGACTTGACAAATCCCGCCAGATAAATCCATCTTGGTGTCAAGACGAGCGAGAGTCCCTATATCTGGCATAGAGACTGTCCCGGTCTTTAATAATGTATATGTTCCTCCATTTACTGAATACAGTTCTGGGACTAAGCCAGCGCGAGCACGCAACGCCAGGACCGGGGCGTCCGCGACGGTCCACCGAAATAAGGCCGGATACCCAACCGCACTAGTTCCTTGCTGTACTTGGAAAACTTGCCAAGCCGTTTCGGCGACGACTCCGAAATCTTCCGCAACCCGATAGTAATTTTCAGTTGCGGTCCCCGAATTGTACGAGGTATGCAATGAGCATCGTACCCAGGCAGACCTAAAATTACCAACGGTCTCAACCCCAGGGGCTCCGACTGGCGTAAAATGGATATCTTCAACGCCGGCGAAATATACCACTCCAGATGATGGGCGAGGCTCCGATACTCCGGATATGGCGCCGGTAGCGATTGCACCGAAGCCAAGATTGCCTCGGCGGGTTGCCATTATCCTTGTTCGCTCAGCCGAGCACGATCAGTCTGCGCCGACGTTTAATTGCGCCGCCAAAAAACACATCTGGCATAAAACTCCGCAAATTATTGCGCGATGGCCGACGGGGGTATAATGAGGAAATAGCAACACCAGCCGGCAGGAGCGTTGGAGCGTTGACAGCAGACCAGACCTGAGACCCAAAGTTCCCAAAATAGGTCTCACGAGATCCTCCACCTGGGGCCTGTATACCGTCCCTGAATGAGCGATATTCAACAACGTTGTTTGCCACATGCGGAACTGAGAACGGACCCTCTCGCGCGAGCTTCTGGATTAGCGGGGCATCGAGGGCGCCCTGGCCTAAGCCAATGTCACTATTGGTCCACCAAAATTCAGAAATGCGGCCATCCCAAGATCGCGAAGTGCCCGCCGAGGTCACTCGTGCCCCGAGCACCATCGTATTCAACCCGGTCGGCGTCGCGTTCGTTGCGCTGTTTGTTTGCGCAACAATCGCATTATTAAACCCAAAGGCAGCTAATCGCTTGTCGGTTGCTGAAATTGCTCGGGCTATGATGAATAGCGGCGAAGAGCTGCCAGTCGTGTTCATCGTAGCTAGAGACCCGCCGGCCTGCGCCTGAAATTGACTGCTGCCGCCAGCGGTAGTGCTTAACTCGAAATAGTTGTTGGTTGTCGTATTATCCGTCCAACACCAATACGTTCTGCTCGCGAGCAACCCGGTGGGCACGGTCCACATTGCCACCGTGAATGGGTAGGCGAATGCCGGCGGCGCAGCATTCTGCAAAGACTGTGTGGATGCCGAGACGAAATTTACGGCCACGGTTATACGCTCGTATATTTTACTGTGCGATATTTAACGAAATGATTACCGCCAGTAGCATTAAGCGCAGCGCCTGTATTATGAACTATGTAGACTCCCCAATTCGCCGGCATCGTACCGCCAAACGCTTGCGCGACCGAGAACGGCCCCCAGGTGTATGCCTGGTTGCTCGTATTGTTGGTTGGGATCATTTGCAATAACCGGAACAAATCCTTCGCCTGCGGCGATAGGTTTGCATCCGACCCAGATGCTCCACCCGAAAAATTCGTTCCGTCAACAGAGCCGTAAAGCCACACCTCAATCTGACGGCTTGCAGTGGGAGTTGTGCCTGTTGTGACTTTACCAAAAACAATAGCATCAATAGCGAGATCGGATGTATTATCAATAGCGGTGCTTTCACGCCCAGCGAGCAGGGACGTGTCACTCGCCAACGGGCCGGTAGCTAACCCAATCGTAAGCGCCGTTGCGCTACCAAAAATAATTGAAGCCGTCGTCATTCAGCTAACTCCGCGTTCCTGCAAGATTTATTCCGATATCAGCAAGCGTGGCGTCCGCGGTTCCCGGTGCCTCGATGGATAGTTTGTCGCTCGTGCCGTTGAAGCTGGTCGTGCTGCCGATCGTCACCGTGGCTGCCGTGCCCGCCCCCGCCCAAACGAAAGTCGCGAATGCGCTCCCGTTTTTCTTCGCTGTGATGGTTGTTGATCCTGTCGCGGCAACGGAAGCCGATCCATAGCTACCGGAAGCGCCGGATGGAAATGAACACGCAGGAATTATTGTGCCGGGCACGAGAAGTTCGGCATTAGTCATTACGCCGGCAATCGGCAAAAGAAGGTTGAGTGGCGGGGCGCTTGCTCCTGTGCCTCCGTTGGCGATCGGCAGAATGCCGGTAACGCCCGTTGTAAGAGACAGCCCAGTTGCGTTTGTGAGCGTTGCGCTTGCCGGAGTACCCAGAGCGCCGTCAACGAAATAGGCCGCTCCAGTCCCGACCTCATCGCTCAATGCGGCCCGTAGGTTGGCGCTGCTGGGCGTAGCCAGGAATGTCGCTACGCCGGTCCCGAGGCCGGATACGCCCGTGCTAATTGGTAGGCTTGTCAGGTTCGATGCGTCTCCCGATGCCGGAGTCCCGAGGGCGCCGCCCACGAAGTACGCTACCCCCGTGCCGACCTCATCAGTCAGCGCGGCGCGAAGATTCGCGCTCGATGGCGTGGCGAGAAAGGTGGAGATACCCGAGGCTGGCGTGATTGCTCCGAACGAGCCCGAGCTATTGATCTGGATGTCGCCATTCGATCCGGCGGCCGATGCGCCAGACGGCGTAGCCCATGTGCCGTCGCCACGCCAAAATGTGGATGATGACGCCGACGTGCCTGCATTCAGATGACTAACATCTAGATCACCAGTGACCCCCGTAGAGAGGGGAAGGCCGGTTCCGTTGGTCAACGTAACAGAAGCCGGCGTACCGAGCGCACCACCAACGAAATACGCGGATCCGGTCCCGACTTCATCACTCAATGCCGATCGCAGATTGGCGCTCGATGGTGTCGCGAGGAAAGTCGCTATGCCGCTGGCAGGCGTAATCGCGCCAAATCCTCCACTGCCATTATTGGTTTGAATATCGCCCGAAGATCCGCCTGGACTCCCGCTACTTGGGAAATTCGTCGCATTGGTAAGGTCGATCGCGCTCGGTATTCCAAGATCAGGCGTAACAAGTGTCGGAGAAGTCGCGAAAACCGCTGCGCCCGTACCCGTCTCGTCTGTAATCGCCCCACGCAGATTGGCACTTGAGGGTGTCGCCAGAAATGTCGCGACACCAGAACCCAGACCGGAAATGCCTGTGCTAACGGGAAGTCCTGTTGTATTTGTTAATGTTCCGGAAGCGGGTGTTCCAAGGGCCGGTGTAACAAGCGTTGGAGAAGTAGCAAAGACGGCTGCGCCAGTTCCAGTTTCATCGGTCAATGCGCCGCGCAGATTGGCGCTCGATGGTGTGCCGAGAAATGTTGAAATACCTGCTGCCGGGGTCAGTGCGCCGAAAGCACCTGAACTGTTGATCTGTATATCGCCGGTAGACCCTGCTACGGCTAATACTGTCAGGCCAGTGATTTGAACCCAAGCAGAGCCATCCCATATCCAAGCTCCGCTGTCCGTTTCCCACCGAAAACCGACGCAAGTATCGGGCAGGTCTAACGAAACCGGGCGACCGGATGTAGTTCCGATAGAAAGAAAGTCGGCGAGCCTTTGGGAACTCATTCTACCGGAACTCCAATACAATTTCCGAATGGATCAGCCACGAGAACGGGACCACCATCCGCCGTAAGGTCTCCGGTAGTAAGTGGAAGAAGAGCGTCGCTGGATGTGCTTGTATTTATCCGGCGAGATAAAAATGAAAGGAATACCACACAGACGCCAGTAAGGTTTACCTTGGCTGTAGTACCAAGACTATTTATAAAAATCGTGTCGCGTGACAACGAATTTGTGTCAGAGTGGTATGTCCCAGACCCAATTTCCCACGTTGACGGAACTGAAGTTTGAGCCCGATAGTCACACTCATTCCCGTCACCAATGACAGAAAACGGACGGCTTCCTACCGTAGGTCCGCCGAGCGAGATAGTGCCAGTGCCAGGATTTGCAATCGTCCGCTCCTCAACACTGTCTTCCCAGACTCTCATGTGTCAGCAACTCCAATATTAACGTAGCAAATGTTTATTAGCTCACTTTGAGAATATAGATGAGTTTTCGACCAGGCCCCCAATCAACGGGAAAACCTGAATTTGGAATATCTAGGAGACCCCGAATCAAACTGTTATTCTCATAATCGAACGTCCCTTCGCCGATTTCTTGCGTGATGCCGCTCGTCGCTCGATAGCGCAGAGTTGCACCACTGATGAGTTTATCCTGAGCAGTTACAAATCCTGGCTGTGGGTCATTAAGTTTGTATGGCCCAGTTCCGGTAGTCGTGCTGAAAAGCAGTATTCCTCTCGTCTGTGTATAATGAGCGCTGCCATACGCACGGGTGGTAAATCCAGCCATCAAGACGCCACCCGCCTACGCGACGGCTCATAAAGTGGTGCTTTTCGCATTTCGCCGGTCTGCGTTCTGAGTTCTTGACCAGTCTCGTAATGACCGCGCCGTGATATATTATTATTGATATTGACTGCAGCAACGACATCCTGTAGGAGTTTCTTTACTTCTTCACTGTCGTTATTGTTAGGTGCTTCTGCCCCACGAGAAAATGAAGCCGTGAAAGTCGGAGGCGCAATCAAACCCCTATCCTGCTCGGAAGTACCGTCAGCGAACCCCATGATTTTCGGAATGGAAATAACATTGCTGTTTGTCTCAGGCATCATAGAGTCATACTGACCAGATGTGCCCTGCCAGAATCCGCGATTAGCTGAAAGCGCGACGACGTTGCTGCTAGCCGCCGCCATCAAAACGGCAGTAGCCGCCGCCGCAGGAGGTATACGAGACTGCATTGCGCCCGGTTGGGCTATTAGCTCGGGACCCTTTTCCCCAACCAATATTGTTCCCGCTGGAGTCGCTTTAGCTCCCGCCGCAAACGATCTGTTCGCAGTTATTCCCTCTCTAGCGACAGCCAGGCTGATGACGTTCGGCGTTTTGATGTGGTGATATTCTTGCGATACGGCGTACCCATGAGTTTGCGGCATCGCCCCGAGAATTTTCTCGGTTTCGCGATGCGTGTAAACGTGCAATCCCCCAGCCTGTGATACTAGCTCAGGGCCTTTTTCGCCGACCAGAATCGTGCCAGGAGGAGTCGATTTTGTACCCCCAGCGAAGGCAGGGACGGCAGGTCCGACTGACGCCGTCCATGTCCCAACCTGATCTCGCTTCGGTTCGGCAGGGGCCGCTAATGCGGTCCCCTTTGCAAAGGCACGGTCAGCATGAGATGTCCACGATCGGGTGGACATGTTGAACACGTTGGATACGGGGGCAGCGATTGCTCCGCTAAAACGATCACCGCTTACTGCCGGCAACGCCATCGAGTTGATGATATGCTCGGTCTTATCGTGCGGATGAACCTGGAGCTTGCCGGGCTGAGAGATCAGCTCCGGCCCTTTTTCGCCTACGAGAATCGTGCCCGATGGAGTTGACTTCGTGCCCGTAGCAAAGGCGGCAACGGCGGGTGCCGTCCATGTCCCGGACCACCCCCCGCCCATCTCATCGGAGGGTGCTGTCTCGGTTCCCTTCGCAAACGATCGATCGGCATGTGATGCCAACGATCTGGTGGACATGTCGATCACGTTGGAAACAGGGGCAGCGTTTGCTCCTTCGACCAGCGTCCTCGATTTGTCGATCACGTTGGAAACAGGGGCAGCGTTTGCTCCTTCGACCAGCGTCCTCGATTTGTCGATCACGTTGGAAACAGGGGCATCCCCCCCAACCAATGTCATGGATTTGTCGATCACATTAGAAGCGGAAGAATCCCCTCCGACTAGCGTCATTGAGTTGTTGGATGCTCTAGAACCGGCGGTCTTCCCGCCAACCAATGTCATGGATTTGTCGATCACATTAGAAGCGGAAGAATCCCCTCCGACTAGCGTCATCGAATTGACGGATGAGCTAGAGCCAGGAGTCTTCCCGCTGACCAATGTCATCGAGTTATCGATTATATTAGGGGCAGCAGGAGCAACGGCGGAAGTAGCGACGGTTCCACCAATCGGCGTCATCGAGTTGATGATCCGTTCCGTCTCATAGTGCGGATGGACCTGGAGTCCGCCGGGCTGAGAGACCAGTTCCGGCCCTTTTTCGCCTACGAGAATCGTGCCAGAAGGGGTCGATTCCGTCCCTGCAGCGAAGGCAAGACGAGCGGATGCGGCTGGCGACGCCCATGTCCCGACCTGGTCTCCTCTGGACATTTCAACGGACGCTGCCTGGGTCCCCTCGACGAAGGCACGGCCAGCGCGGGGCGCCTCAAGGGCGTCCGATATATTGATTATATTGGATGCTCGCTCGACCTTGTTTGCTGGGTCAACCTGGCCCCTAGATGGTGCGATCGAGTTTATGATCCGCTCGGTCTCATCGTGCGGACGGATCTGGAGCCTGCCAGGCTGAGAGATCAGCTCCGGCCCCTGCTCACCCACAAGCACCGTACCAGGTGGCGTTGCCTTCGTGCCGCCAGCGAAAGTACGGCCCGCAAGCACATTGTCTAACACCGCAGTGATTGCAGTCCGCCACTCAGCGGTTTTTGGTCCCTCTCCGTATGAGCTTTTCGATAGTGAGAAGAGATTCTTAGCGTCCGTAACCAGCTCGTCCCACTTACTTGTATCGCCACCCTGAACCGCGGCTAGCGTATCTACATACTTAGTCCTCGCGGCAGGCAGCCTTTGATAGTCCGTCAGACCGGACAAATCGCCTGACTTAAATTCGTCGCGCAGGTCTTTAATATTTTTAGTCTGGTCAGTCCATATTTTGTCGAGATTTTTTGCATTGAGCTTGTTCACGGCCTCAATGTCGCCAGCGACAGCCTTGGCCTCTTTGACTCTGGCGTCCCCGGCACGCTTCTCGATATCAACAAGGCTTTGTAGCGGATCGGTAGCGGCTTCTACAAGATCATTGATATTTCTGTTGAAGTCTTCCTTCAGACGTTTATTCGCTTCGTCGAACGCCGCTGTGACCGGCTCTAAAGAAAGCCCAAATTCTTTTGCGCTATCGGTGATATCATCAAAAGTGATCTTGATGTCGTCCCTAGCCTTCTCAAACGGACCCGTCACCTTCAGGTCACTTGAGATTGAGGCAAACGTATCCTTCGCGGCCTCATTGATCTTATCATAGGTTCCGGCGAACTTGAGATTGTCCGCTATTTTAGATGGGTCTGTTGTTTTGTCGATTACCTTTGTTATTGTATCAGTTACCTTAGTGTCCTTATATGTATAAGTAGCGTCGAGTGCGGTCTTCAGGTCATCAACGTTATTTGAATATTTATCTACAATTAACTGAGTAAGCTCTGTTATTCCTGTAGTATTCTTGTAAGGCGACGCCGCATCGAGAGCAGTCTTCAGATCGTCGATGTTATTTGAATATTTATCAATCAATAGCTTTGAGAGACTATTAAGGCCGGTTAATGATTTGGTTATAGCAATTTCGGCGACATCTACCGCGTCTTGCGAGTCAGTTGTGTTGTAGGTGCCCGCGCCAAACCCAGCAATATTATAATCTAGCTTAGTGCCCTTATCAGTCACCTGCGGATTGATGTAACCGGAAGCAGTTCCTCCAGTAGAGGTTTGAACATTCTTGGTAAACTTCGATAAATCGTCCCGGATTCCTTTTAAGGTCTTGTCGTTTTCGGCGCTACCTGAGCTGGAGTAGCCACTTGTGGCGCCTTTCGACAGATCGATCGACACCCCGGTCGCGTTGGACGACTTGCTGGTTGTCCCGAATAGGCCGCCAAGCCCACCAAGCAGGCCACCTGCAATGCCGCCGAGAACTGGAAAACCGACCGCAGTCCCAAGTAGCGTGCCAGCAAGCGACCCCACACCACTCCCGACTGTGCCAGTTGTCTTGTTACCGCCAAGAAGTGTATTTAGGACAGTACCGGCACCAAAGCCAGCCCCGAGGCCCTTGAGGGTATCCAAACTGAACAAGCTGCTTCCGGCGCTCGATAGGCTGCTGCCTACGGTGCCAGAGGTGCTCGACCCAGATAGCGTACCAAGGAAGCTATCGGTATTATTAAATATACTTTTGCTTCCGGCACCAGACAGTGTACCGTAAATATTATCGTTGCTGGATGTGACGGTATTGCTACTGGTGCCGAGATTACTGAATATCCCGCCACTGTTTGTCCCAAGGATGGAATTTGTGAGAGATGTAGTAGCTTCTAGACCTTTGATGGTGACTGTGCCATCAGTGCTTTTTTCGACAGACACCCCGCCTGACGAGCCAACAGTCCCGCTGCCACTCGTGCTGGTTCCCAACAGATTGTCGAACGTGCCGAAACTTTGCGCTAATCCAGTCGCGCCGACCGCGCTTAACGCCGTTCCAGCCAGAGGCTTCAGAAATAATGACGAACTCAGAGTGCTTGTCATTGATCCAAGCACCCGATTGATCCGCTTGCCCCAGCTCTCGGCCTTTTCTCCGTCGAACGCCTTCTCGATAGCACTCGTAAGTTCAGTCTCGATCGTTCCTACAAGACTCGTGACAAGACTATTCAGCCGTTCCTGAGCCCGCTGGGCTTCGGCTAGCGCTTCTTTTTGCTTGTCGAGAGCGTCAACGACCTTCAGGCGGTTTTGTACATCTTCAGAAGAGATGTTAAGACCTTTATTTTCGGCCTCTTGAATGACCTTCTGCAAATCGACTTGTCGAGTAATTTCTTCAGTCGTTTTCCCTTGCAGAGATGTCTCCAGTTTTATATTCTCAATCTGATCTCTGTCAGCCGCACTTTGTTTTGCAATAGTTTCCTTAAACTGATTCTGCTCTAATATAGTAAATTGAGTTGTGCGCGATGAGATAAGTTTCTTCGCCGCCGCGCTCTGTATCTCTCCATATTGTTGATATGCTTCCGTGGTCGCTTTAGCCTGATTCTCCGCCACAAGACCCGACGCAGCGCTTTCATCGTAGGCTTTGGCGACATTTCTAAGATTTAGAGACTCTAAAGAAGTGGCGGTAATAGCGTTGTTATTTGCGGCCGTTACCCGTTTGTAGACATCCTCGACCTTTGCTATTTCTAGCCGTTTTGCCTGTTCAGGCCCAAAGGCTTTTTCGTCTGCAACTGTTGCCGCTTCCTGTTTTGCTTTAATGACATCAGATGCGGCCCCCACCCTCGTCAAAACTTCTATCTGGCGCTCTTCCTCTTTAATAAGTTTCGTGACATCAGCAGCCTGAGCCTCCGGCCTCTGACGGCGAATATCACCAGCTCCAGTAACGGAACCGGACACAGCCGCCGTACCGCCCGGTGCGCCTATTGCCGCCAACCCACCGGCGCCCTCGATCACCTTCTTGGAATAATTTTGAACGTCCGCCGGTATTACCTGCTGACCCTTAAGAGCATCGTCGAGATTTTTCTCACCCCAATTATAAGCCATCAACGCCAACTCAACGTTGCCGCTGTAATGGGCCAGAAGATCCTTTAGGTATTGCGTACCGCCAGCGACGTTCTGTGCGCCGTTGAGAGGCTCGGTAACACCATATTGCGCGGCCGTAGCCGGCATGAGCTGCATCAGCCCTTGGGCGCCCTTCGGGGAGACTTTATTCGCAACACCACTGCTCTCGACTTCCACGACAGATTGGACAAGCGCGTTTAGATCAAGTTGACTCGCGGCGGTCGTCACCGTCGAATTAGCCGCCTCAACCGCACGCTTTACAACGACCTCGTTAGCGTTAATCCACGCTTTTGTTACTGTGTCTGTTGTGGCTCCCGAGTTGCCAGAGACCATCTCATATTGCGTGGCGCCACCAGCAGTTGTTTGAACATTCCCGGTAGCGAGACCAACGTGACCACCAGTCTGACTTGCAGCTAGCCCGCGTGATTGAACAAGCACATCTCCAGCTTGAGGAGATCCACTTACAGTAGTGCCCCAATTAAGGAATGAATTAGCAACATTGCTCCCGGTTCCGGATATTCCGTGTCGTGCCAGGGCGGCATTTGCAAAGGCAGCGCACCAAGCAATCTGGTCAGGGCTCATATTATCCGACCAGCCAAGAAACTCCCGAATACGAGAAGCGTCCTTGCCTTCTTTCAGCCCCAGCATAGATTCAGCGTCAGCGGCGGCAGCGGAGGCTGCCGTAGTAGCTGTGCCCTGAGTGACTGCTGGGATTGAAGCGGTCGCTACAGGCGTTCCCGTTGCGCCACGCGCGCCTATATAAGCCCCGCTAACGGCGCCAAGGGCTCCACCCACAACGGCGCCCGCTGGGCCAGCGACCGCAGTGCCCGCAACGGCGCCGGTTAACGCGCCGAGAACGGTCGCGGCCTGCTCGCCGGTTACAAACTTAGAAATCTTCTCCAATACCTTAGCAAGATCGTTTAGAACTGTTATAGTACCAACTATTGGCCCGGTATTACTCCATTTGTCGAGAAGGTTACTCCAACTCACTGCGAGTTCACGCAAGGATCGACCAGTGGGGCTAAGCGCCTCATTGGATAGGCCCTTTGCCCTACTCTCGATCGCCGCAAACGCCTGATTAAGAGCCAGCGCCGTCTGCCCACCACGCGCCATTTCTCGCCAAGTCTCAATTTGCTTGGCCTTTAAAACATCCAACTGCAAGCCGAATTTTATAGTTTCTTCCAGACCGCCAGATAACGCTGATGTTAATTCAGACGTAGCCTTATCACCGAGAACAGGAATCAGGTTTTCCCCGGTACGAACGACTCGTTCGGCGTTTGCTGGATTAAGACCGGCACGAGTGACTTCCCTGAGCTTGTCCCTCGCGTCACTCGCACTAAGCCCGACATCACGCAATCGTTTTGCGGAAGCCTCAAGCCCCGTTCCGCTTGCTAGATTACTATCTCCTAAGCCTTTCAGCATAACATCAAATTCACGAACGCTACTTGTGGCGCTAGATGCGCGAATTGTAAGCAACGCGAATCCAGCTCCAGCCGTAATCAATCCTGCGCCTAAAATCTTCATCGGCGTGAACAGCTTCGTAATGCCCTCTCCGATGGCTTTGAGAGCGTTCGCGGGGCCGCCAGCTACTTGAAATCCTTGAACAATCTGGCCGAACTGCTGCGCGAATGTCCTGGCCGGCGAGATTCCAGAAGCTAGGGATGTGGCTACATCGTTGGCCTGGAATGTAAGCTGTTGCAGTGCAAAATGCATCTGCTGCGCGCTTACTTTGCCACGACTCATTGCGGCCGAATTTCGATTTAGCGACTCAATATTTTTATCGAGATTATTTTTAGAAGCGACAAGTAAGGCATCCCTTTGGGGTACGCCAATATCTCCCTTTGCCGTTGCGTGATTGATAAAATCGACTTGCTCATTATAACGCTTTTGCGCTGCCGCGAGTGGATCAAGCTCATCTATTACCGCGGTAAGTTGTTTCCTATACGCCGATTCGGCTGTAGCTGCATCATCCTGAGCCTTTTTTACGCCGGTCACTATCTTGATTTGTTTTTCATATTCTTCGTTCGCAGCTTTGATAGCAGCGGATTCTTCCACTGGCGTAAGGCCACCTGGGGCCGCGACAGCCTTACTAATTTGAGTCAGAGTCTCAGTACGCGCTCGTTCTACAAGTCGCGTCGGGTCTTGTTTATCGCGAAATTTCTCAGCAATATCAAAGCCATTGGCTTTTTGAAGTAGCTTATCGTATGAGGTGGAGAGAATCGCATTGGCATCCGCGGCCTCAAGCGCGCTCAACTTTCCTATCTTCTGAAGCTCGGCTAATTTGTCTACTTCCGCGTTATATGCTCGCAACACCGGAAGTGTCGGATCAAGAACATCCAAATATTTCTGAGCGGAAGCTGTCCCATCTACATCCGCAACTTTCGTGTCAAATCGTGCCCTGGCCTGAGTCCGCAGCGCGTCGGCCTCAACAGGCGTTATCCCACCGGACTTCGTTGCCGCAACGTTTATTTTAGAAAGCTCATCGTAGTAAGCGCGCAGAAGTGGCAGCGTTGGATTAAGCTGGTCACGAAATGTCCGGATTGATTCCGAAAAATCCTTTTGTGCAACAGCGGCAGCACGCTCCCTCTCTGCGAGGCCAGTCACGATCCGAACCTGTTTCGTATATTCGTCAGTCGCCGCCTTTATAAGGTCTGTTCGCTGCGCCTGAGATATTCCACCCAGCACCGCCGCGGCAGCGTTAATACGCGCGATGTTTTCGTATAAAGCACGCTGAATCGGCAGCGTCGGCTCAAGCTGATCCCTATACGCCCGAATTGATTTCGTAAGATCGTTTGGGGCGGAAAATCCTTTTTCGCCAGAGGCAGCGGCCACGTTCGCGGCGCGCTGTGCATCGGCGAGCCTCAGCTTAGCTGCAGCTAAGGAAAGGGTGGCTTGCGCAGCTTTTTCTTCGCCATCAATCCCTTTGGCAATTATACCGCTGAGCCGAGAGACTTCGCCCTGCGCCTTCCGCAAGGCGGCGCTAAGTGGATCGGCCGCACGAGCCATCGAGGCCAGGAATCGGTCCGTCTTCGCCTGGTCGCGGACGGGACTGTTTTCCGTGTTCGAAATGATATTATTGAGAGACTCGGCGGCAGCCTTCTGCTTTGCCGCCTCCTCCGTTGTGACCTTTGTTAGCCTCTTGGCCACTTCCTCCTGGCGACGCGCGGCCTTTTCACTCTTGTCGGCGCGATCTTGAGCCGCTTTACCGACAGCAGCGTCAGTAGCCTGGAGCGACTTGCCGTCTCTGTTGTGATTGTCAACAACCTGTTTGCTGCCCGGTAAGGACTCAAATCCAAGTACGATAACTGCGCGTTCGTCAGCCATGCTCAACCCACCCGGAAGGCGCTAACAGCAACCATCGGCACCCTCCTGCAAAACAGATTGAGATCATCGGCGGAGTCAGAGGTTGATCTCTCTGCGGCGCTTCCCGCAGGAGGTCGGTCGGAATGAGCCTATCAGTTAGGATCGCAGCAATGCTAAGTGCGCTAGACGATCATTTCCGTAGCATCTTTGGATTGCTGAATCCGTACCACTGCTTGCCGTCTTTGGGCCAGGTCCAGGGATCGCGAACAAGGCGCTCATCAGGCAAGGCATCGAACCGGCTAGCACAGATGGCCTCACGCACGCGGCGCCGCAGAATGCGACTGGATTGGCGCTTCCAGGGCTGATCGCTTTTGGCAACCGTATTGCCGCCAGCGGGTGTCTTTTTGCGCGACCGTGCCATGATGCACCTACGTCTTCTTCCGGCTCTGCTTCTCGCGTGCCAGCCTACCCTTAAACATCGCACTTAGCTGCTGTGCCGCAAGTCCTGGATCGGCCTGCATGTTGGCAAATGCTTCGGCCTCTTCGTCCTCTTTTGACCGACCCCAAGGCCAGGTCTTTTTGAATACGTCGATCTTGCCTTTTAGCGCCATCTCAATACGACTTATCGTGCAATCGAGGATTTGGTCATCTGACCACGGTAGCCAGCCGGCAGCCTGCTCATAGAGGCGGTCATAATAATCCTCGATGGTTATTCGTTTCCCTGGTCGCGCGCCTCGATGACATCACCCTCGAAAAACACAGGCCGACCACCTCGCTGAATAAGCGCGACAAAGTTAATGAGATTTCCCAACAGCTCACCAAATGACGTGTCGCTGCGACCCATCTCCTCCCAAACCCATTCCTCAATTAACCGAGAGCGCTTATCATCAATCCCGGCACAAATTTTAATAACCGAATTTACTGCGTCTAAATCGGCAATCCGCAATTTTTCGATCACGCTTCCGAGCGCGCCGAATACTCTGTTCAAATCTTTCGCAACACGAAGGGATGGGCGAAAGATCAGCTTTTCAGATCCGATAGTTATTTCCGTTTCACCGGCATTCAGTCTAGACATAGAGATATCCTTGTCGGAGGATTTGGATAAACGCGAAGAGAGCGAAGCTGGGCCGACACCCGGCTTCGCTCCCGTCCCGCGAGACCTCGCCCTTGCGAGCGAGCCCGACCGCGTGTCGGCGCGGTTCTGCATTATTCTTACGATGCGTCGGTAAAGACGCCCGTGGTGATTTCCAAGCTGATATTCACCTTGACCACATTGTTGACGCTGCCGAGAACCGTCCTAAAGGACATGACCTTGCAGCCGAAGTAATAAGTGTCTGTTCCGGACTCAGTGACGATCGTGAGTTTAAAAGGATAGGCATTCTGGTTTGCTGCGTCAGCATAGGTCTTCAAGGCGGCCTGACCTGAATCAGACAAATCAAGGCCACACACAAGAGCTAAGTTTCCCTCGTTAAAACCGCCTTTTAATTTCCTCATACGACCATCGCCTACCGCCTGGAAGGTGGCGAGATCGTATAGCTTACCAAACTCTCCCATGCTCTCGATGAGGCCGATTTCAGTAGCGATCGTGAGGCCCGTAAAATCGCCGATAGCATCAGCGGCGGATTCCGTGTTAGTGAGAGCAGTGGCACTAGTATAAAGCCGTGCACCGAGTGTACCTGCAATAGCCATCTGTATCGTCCTTCAGCAGAGTTGTAACAAGCGCCGAAGGCCCGCGGCGCGCGGGGTTCTTTATTAACAGTGTATTGTTTTTCTAGAGCTTTCCGCGAATAATAAACGACACGCGGCCAGAAATTCGATAGTAATTACCGTCCGGCTGTCCGGCTGGCGTCAATAGATCGCCATAATCAGTAGGCGAGGGCGGCAACCCTTTGTCCATATCGATCGCCGCAGAGATAGTCTGTAGCTCGATCATCTGCGTCAGCGCTCGCACTGGGGCGGACGCGGCAGCCTTTCCCCATCCGCTTGGGATAAAGCAGTGGAAAAGTACCAAACCAAAGTCTACAGAGTACCTTTTGCCTACACTGCCGTAGATGCCCTTTTCCGCGTCGTATCCTTCAAAAATCACAACCATGTAGCTCGGGCTATTCGGCGCCTGCTCATTCTCAAAGACAAGGGGAATGCTGGAGAAAGCGCCACTCGCCCATTGCGACTCAATGCGCGATCGGATCGCGGCTTCGGCGGCATCCCAGTTCATTGACTACCGCCTTATGTTCCGCTATAGATCAAGATCTGGAGTGACAGGGAATTTGTCCCTTACGTCGCTATCGGCATCATCTCCAAATAGCGCTTCAGGAGTCGATGTACGCGACAAGCGCCGGTTCGAATCCGGGGACCATTTACTTGTCTACACCCTCGACACAATCACCAGCCCCGGACTCTCGACAAGCGTTCCAGCCCGCTTACGCGATTTGCCTTTGCGCGGTCCTGAAAGGTATTCCTGCTCTCGAATCAACTCGTGCTTATCTGGATGTTGTATATTATAGCTGCGCTTAACAGTTACTATCTTGCCATACTCACGAGTTACAACGAGAGCAGCTAAATCAAATAGACCTGCCGGTATCTTAAATGAAAGAACCTCGCCCCCGACACGCTGAACGTCGAGTTTACGATTGAACGGAACCTTATTCCCGATAATGATTTCAGCGCGAGGCGGAACAAGTTTTGGATCGAAGTCTTCCGCATCAATGAACTTGCCGTTGATTCCGACAAAGAAGTTGTTGATATAGCTTTTCTCATCCTTACCAGGATAGAACTTACGAACCCGAACAATCAGAACATCCAACGCAAATTGCGCGACCTCACCCAGTCTATTAAATTTATAAACAATAATCCCATATTGCTTAACCTCATCCTCGGATGTAGCCGGATGCCCATCCACTTCTAAGGTATATTCAGGCTTAACCTCTTGCCTCGCGTAGAATGCGGCAAATCCCTTACGGGCAATTTCGATATGCTTGATCCGCGCTTGCTCAGGAGAGTATTTATCAAGCTGAAGCTGGATCGTGCGCGCGAATGCGGAGCGTGCCATAATCGGCTCTTCGACTAATGGAAACAGGCTAAAATGGACACATCGTTTCACCCAGCGTGGCGCTTGACGTGCCTGAACACTCGCGCAGTTTGGTGCCTCATGAGAGCTGGCTATGACACGCCATCGAAAGCGTTAGCAGATGACCCTCAGAAGGTCATCAGTCTGCTATGGAAAGGCGGCAATTTTGGAAAGAAAACAGAAAAGCTCGTAATGGATTTCTTGTATGCTAATGACATTATCGCATTCAGTGATATTAAGAATTTCACAGACGCGCAGTTAATTTCTACTCTGAGGGAGCGGGGATATGTAATTAGCCGACCACTGTAACGAATTATTGACCTCTGACCTGCAATTCCAACGCAATCAGCTCATCCTCATCACGTCGGGTGTTGTCATCGGGAGTCATTATCGTGAGCTCGCGCCCACGCACTACGAGCTTGTCGTTGCTCGTCACGGGTAGCGCGAAGCCAGCATCTACGAGGTCCGGTACGAATACGATTGCCCTACGGTCGCCCTGCTGGATCGTGCCAACAAGTTCATGGGGCTGGTATCCCATGACGCGCGCCCTGGCCGGCGTGTCGAAGAGTGGCCTGTTCGGACCGCTGCCGGTGTAACGGCGAATAAAGACGGTTTCCTTCAGCGTTCGTGCATAAAGGGATTTTGTTCGCTCGACGGGCATTTAGCGTACTGCCGCACGCGTCGAAACTAATGTATTTCCAGTGTACACACCGACGCTCGTAATCCGCACACGAAACCGTTCTCCAATTATACCATCGGTACATGCGTCATCCGAAGGAACAGCCGGAGTTATCGCCGCAATCTTCGGCGTAAGACCGGAAATATTAACAACCTTTAGTGCGCTTGCTGTCGTGAACGCAATGCGGCAGATCGGCAACCAGCTCGTTCCTTGATCGACAGAAGTCTCAAGGTCAACCTTCAACGTAGTGCCACCAGCACCCCATGTAAAATTTGCCTCGAATGTAAGCGCCTGCGCGCCTTCCAGCCGATCCACATATGCAATCGCTACGCTCTGCGCCGATACGCTGCTCGTAATTACCTGGTTTGTGACTGCCGCCGACACCGCGGCATCACCCAAATTGATAATGCGGCCCGTGAAAGCGAGCGCGGGCGTGGCGGCCAGTAAGCCGAACGCAAGTACAGAAACAATAATGCGTTTCATATTATCTCCGTCATACTGCGACTATAGTGCTTAGCTATCCAATTATTTGGGTTAAACTTAATAATTTCCCACGGCTTAGGTGATCCCGGATAAAACGTAATACGACGTTGCTCTTGAGGAAGTGGAGAATCCCTCCAACACACACCATCCTCCGAACCCCACGTTGGCTCTCCTGACCCGAGGATGTAGCTTATCCATGCCTGGTCGGAGCCAAGAAATCTTTTGCCAGCCACAACGGCGCGCTCGGGGGTAAACTGCTCATAAACCTGCGGCCGAGATCCAGCGGTTATCAGCATCATCGATCCATTGTACGGCCTGCCCTCGCGAGTCCCGCAAGCCATCTTGAATGGCACGTCTGTCTCGAATAGTGAATCGAGTGTTCCAGAAATTACGCAATCGAGATCCATACAGACAAAACGTTGTCCAAATATTTCTGCGGCATCTCTCCGGAACATCGAGAGCCGCCGCAAGCATTGCGGCTTATGCTCTCTCCATGTCGGAATACGTACATCCTCAAATTCCCGAGGAGAAGGAATTATCGTAATGCTAGGATCAATTCCCTCGGGAATATCGGTTACGCAGGCTATACGGTGCGGAATGGACAGATTACGTCGCACCATATCTGCAAATACGTTGACATGATACGCTGTGTAATCACCGAAACTATCCGGCTGTGCCCAGAGCCAAACGAGCACGGTTAACAGTTCATTAGATTTGAACATGACGTATTGATGCTGCTTGACCAATCATCAAACATTGGCTTGGGACATCCTTCGTAACGATAGCACCAGCAGCGACCCTAGCGCCATCACCAATCTTGATCCCAGCAATCAGATTAGCGCCAGTACCAATCATGACGCGCTTGCCGATAATAGGAGGCGTTGAACCGTGATGAGCATAATTATCAAGATCGACTCGACGGTCAGACGAACAGACAACGCCGACTCCGAAAAAGCAGCCTTCACCACATGATCCGTGGAATACAGTGCTATTTTGGAACACGCAACGATCGGCAATTTCGCAATCATAGCTGATCGAAACATGACATCCAATGACGCATAGATTTCCGATCAAAGTTCCTTCTCGAATCAGAGAGAAATCGCCAATCAGGCAATCCTTGCCAATATCGACATCCGCAAAAACGACGGCGTGACAGCCAATCGCTGTTCGGGAGCCAATCTCCAGATGTTCTGCAGCAGCAGGCTGGCGAGCGAGTGACCGGCTACGGCTTGGAATGCGCCCAACAACCGCGAAGGGATGCACGATGCAGTCTGGTCCAAGCGATACCCAGGAGGCTACCACAGCGGTCCTGTGAACCATTGCCCCGTTCGGGAACCGGGCATAGCCGTCCATCGAAAGGCGGACCTTCAGCGCGTCGTCAGTATCAATTACTTTATCCACTTCGCTGCCCATTCAACCATCTGCTTCTTGCGCTCTATCTTCCCACGAAAATGGAGCATGATGCGGCCTGGCATTGGGGAAAGCCCATCCGGCCGTTCATTAAATAAGAACATCGGTATGAAACCGACCTTCATCATCGCGCGGTCGTGGATGCCATGACTATCTGGCATAGGCGCTAGTTCAGCCTGTATTGCCCGCTGATCGTCACACCACGTTGTTCCGGTGCGATCAGCAACCCGCTTGAATAGCGCCCGAGCACGCTCGCGTGCGTTAGCCGAGATATAGATCATCCCGGTATTTATTGGGTATCTCGCACGCGCGTCACGATAGGTAACGGCCATATCGAACTTGCCGCATAACGCAAGCGTTGGATCTTGGAGAGCGATACAGTCAACGCCAACAAAGCATGTATCGCTACCGCGCCAATCGCCTTGAGCGAGCCATTCAAAGTGCGCCTGTGTCGCGGCCTGCATCAGATCAGCCGGTAGAGGCCGGCAGAATAGCTCGCCATGCGGTAGCATCGGATCGTCAGTCAGTACCACATGACGAAGGCCAAGATGGCGGCACGAGCGATCGAGGATCTCAAGCAGATCAAAATAAATGTCATTCCAGCGCGGATGATCTTGGCGCGGCGCGAGGAACGAGACGATGTTCACGCAGCAACCGCCTCGTCCAAAATCCACCGCAATTCGCCAGACTCCTTGAGCATAGTCGGCAGATTGTGCCCGCCACCCGGATGGATGATCAGACGACCTGGCGTCAGCCGGCGCGCGTGCATCATATCCATTAGGTCGTCAGCGGCGACATGCACGACAGCCTCCGGATACACGTCCTCCAGATCAAAGGATGGCGTCGAATTGCATAGGTCAGGCCAGCGGTCGTCGCCCAGCGCCCGCTTTGCAGCCCCACAGGCCGACTGTGGCGACCACACCAGAATACGATCAGCCTGCAAGATGCGACCAAACAGCAGCGCCGCAAAGCCGCCCGCTGAGGCCCCGATCGTCATGACTCGAGCGCCGCCCGCCCGCACAACAGCGCGACGAACGACCTCAGTAATGTCAGACGTTTCAAATTGATACCAGCGCCGGGCGTCATCCCGAACCCCGATGAAATTAGCATTGACTCCATCAAAACTCCGAGTCCATTCGTATATTCGGTTTTTCGATGCCATGCCGGAGAAGGCAACAACCGTAAGATCGTGACCTCGGGCATCGATCTGGATCACAGCACGCGTTCCCACGGAAACTTCAGCGTCTCTGTTTTATCGACGCTACCCTCAGCGGCAATCTTCGCCAGCAAGCGACGCTTTGCGTCACTGCGACCCTCTTTGCGAGCCAAAGTCCGAGTCGAGGCATCAGCAATAATCTCGCGCGAATACCGAATGATTGGTACGTCGTCCAAATGTCTGAATTTTGCGAGAGCCGCCGCTCGCGATCGGAACAAGCTATCTGTTCCGTAAATTCCACAAAACCGTTCATCGTATCCGCCAATCTTCCAATAAATTTCTTTGGTCATGGCGAACGTGTTAGGATGCGGCTTCATTGTTCCATCGTGACGCCGCGTTGGCGTCATATCTGGCGCGTCAACGCGAGCAAACATATAAACGACATTCTCGTTACGTCGTTCAAGGAGCCGCTCAAGGCTCTCGGCAGAAAGAACGTGATCCATATCCGTTAGGAATAGCCACGGCCCCTCGGCCTCGCGCGCCCCAAGATTCCTGGCACCGTGTTGGTTCCACGGCTTATCGACTAGTACACGGTAGATTCTCAGTGGCGGAAGATTATCCGGACGAGGAACCGTGATCGCATATTCCGATGGACTGCCATCATCAACAAGAACTACATCAATCCGTTCTTTTAGATTATCCGGATATGAGGCCCATACGTCGTATTGATATGCGAGCATGACCGGGTTCATGTAATACGCCATAACAAACGAGAGATGCTTCATTATATTTTTGCAACCATTCGTTTTACAGCACCATCTCTTTTCGTAAATACCGATCGAGCTTGTCCATTACCCCTTTCGGTACAGGGTAATCATATCCATTTACAGTAGTCTGATACTCAAACCTATAAACTCCAACATTTTCCTCTGCCCGCAACCCAGGGTCTCGCCCGCGGGCAGCCCAATAAGCTGCAACAAGCTCAACGCAGGCGTCCTCGATCTCGTATGGAAGGTCTCTGCCCGCCTGTCCAGGAAGTAGGTAGCCGCCCACATAAGAGACAACGATGCTTGTACAAAACGACCAATGGGAATGACGACCCGCGGTCGTTTGCCTACGGAGCCGCAGCTTCTCGCCGTCAAGACGCCACTCGGCAAGTTCGGTCACGACATCATCAACAATCACAGCATCAGTCAGTGCGGTGCCATCTACGGTGACGCTGCTAATCGACACCACCGGGCTATGGTTCAGCGTCAACCTGTCCGCGCACTCGCCATAATGATCCGGGTAAAACGTCTCGATGACAGTCTCGCGCTTCAGCGACGGAAAACATAGCCCGTCGATCACAGAAGACGCTGAAGCAATACGAGCGCTCAAGAGATCATTATTGGTATCGTTCTTAATATCCAGCTCCAGCTTGACCCGCTCAAGCGTTGTTAGCATTGTAAACTCGGAAGCCGTGACGATGACGACATCATTGTTCATCGGATCTTCGCCAACACAGGATAGAGATCACAAGTAACTATAGACCCGTCGCCGTTAATCACAGTTAAAAGGCCATCCCCATCTACAACGAGCGATTTCACTCCAGGCCCCGGCAAACCAGGATTTCCTCTCATCCCTTGCTCGCCACGATCACCTTTTTCGCCTCGCTTACCAACCGCCGACATCAGTTGCCAGTCATTACCTGGACATGGGCCGGGATTATTCACTTTCGCAATAAATGTCGCCCCATTAACAGCCACGATATTAAGCTCAGAATACTGACGGGATGAATCGTATGTGCCGCATACTTTTGACGATTTCCCGGATTCTCCAGGCACGCCCGGCAACGCTAGACAAATCCAATCATCATGCGGAGGCTCGTGACCAGTATCTCGTAACGCCTGCCACGTCGCCCCCACATGCGTAACTGCGCTACCCTCATAATGAACGCCCTCTGCCCATGCGCGGGCGATGGGCAGCTTGCCCGGCGTACCAGGCTGACCATCAGGCCCACGCTCGCCCGGATCACCTTTCGGCCCAGCGATCGAGCGAGACGCAAGGATACGAACCTCTTCATTGGCTCGCACGGCAAGCCGGATCGCCAACTCAAGTGCGTGCCAAATGCTATACTTGTTCGCCGACATTAAGCAGCCTCAAGCATAAGAATTAACTCTTCATCCGTTAAATTATCTTCGCCATTAGCCGCGCCGGGATGTAATGATGTACGAAGATAGAGTATTGAACCAAGTACATGTGCATCATGGCGCTGCCGTCTTGACCTGATCCCATCCTGCTCCAGAGCGCCGATAATAGAACTGACGGTGACAGTGCCCGGTAGCAGCGTTGCCGTGACAGTGCAAATTGCGCCGTCGGCCGCTGCGTCTTGGGCCGCCCCGCTGGCGATGAGTAATGCGGGACTTCCGGTTAGGACGTAAGATCCCGCTGTGGTCACTAAACGAGCGCCCCGAAGCAGGGAAGCACTGGTTCCAGTGAGATTGTAAGCGCCAGCAACCGCCCCTAAACGGACGGTCTTGAGAAGAGAAACTCCGCTGCCGCTAAGAGAGTAACTTCCGATTCCCGCGGTAATCGGTAGTCGCCGTGTCAGGGTTGCCGTTGACCCGAGGAAATCGTAAACACCAGCGCCGGCTGACGCTATTTTCTTATGTACAAGAGATGCCGCCGTGCCCGTTAGGGAATAAGAGCCCGCCTCGGCTATAACAGCTTTTTGTGAAATTTCGAGGAGCGAGGCGGCGGAGCCGGTTAGAGTATAGGCGCCGCTCTCGGCGGATACCTTCCACGCGTGCAATAGCGAGGCGGCGGAGCCGGTCAGAGCGTATGAGCCGGCACCCGCCGTAAGCGGCAGATTGCGTGCGAGCGATGCTGCCGATCCAGTCAGGACGTAAGCCCCGACATCGGCAGTCATCGGCAAACGACGCGTCAGCGTCGCTGTGGTTCCAGTAACAGCGTAGGAACCTGCGGCTGCCGCGACCCGCCATCCATGAAACAGTGAGGCCGCGAAGCCAGTAAGCGCGTAAGACCCCGAGGTGGCCGACAAATTCCGGCCACGTAATACCGATGTCGCCGTGCCGGTGACGGCATAGGAACCGGCGCCGGCTGACGGACGGAAATCTCGGCGAATTGCAACGGTAGCGCCGGTAAAGGCGTAAGCGCCCGAGGCCGCGACAACTTTCCGGTCCCATTTCGGCGTTGCGGCCGTGCCGGTTAGACTATAGGAACCGGCATCAGCAACGACGGACTTAGCGACTGCTTGACTAAGACCATGCTTAATCGAGATGCCAGAGATCGGGAATGAGCGGCCAAACCGAGCCATGCCGCACTACTCCCGTAGTAATCTTTAGACTGATACGATCATATAACAATACGCGTTTACTGTAGTCCCAAAGGTAACGCGAATACGACCAAACTTCGCGTTCTGGATTATCGGTTCGCGGCCCAATGGGAATTGCTGAATAAATTGAGTTGTCGGAGAAATAAGCTGAGGCCCGGCGAGACTTCGAACGGCGGTGATCGAGCCTTCGCCGGAGGATGTATATCCCGTTGATGTAGTTCCAACAGCAATGAGCGCTGTCGTCGGATCGCCATTTGCTATAGCGTCCGCGTCATATTTAGTAATATCAGCCGCGACGGACGCTGTGACAGTCGCGGCAACGTCAGTCTCTATTAACTCAACCTTGCCGGGCGTCGCCGCCGCGGAGCCATCGAACGAGATTCCCCACTCGATAATGCGCAAAGAGGTTGTCGCTCCGGGCTTAACTTGTAAAAGAGTCTTGATAGAGGTTCCCGTCGCCACAACCGCGAATGCGGCTGTAGTTTGCATGGGACCGTTTCCAATAAGGTAAAGCGCCATACAAATTACCTACCAAAAAGACGCGCGACTATTAGATTGAGTTTGTATATTCACTGCCCTGTTGACCATAGAAATCCACGGCTTTATAGCCAAGCCTCCGGTCACAAAAAAAGCGCTCGCGCCGCTTGTTGCAGTTGTGAACGTAGCGGCACCAGCAGCGGCAACCGCTAATGTTTTGTCTTCCATATCAAAACTGCTGCTGCTGTTATTCAAACGAAGAGTGTAATTCGTCCCTGCTGAAATGGCACCAATACTACTAGCGTCAACTAGCGAACCATATATCAATGAATTATTTGCGGTCGGCGTGAAGTTTGTCGAGGTGAGCGCATTAGCTGTTGTCGCGGGATTAGTTTGCGCGTTTATAGCGTGACCATTAAGGGAAGATCCGCCCAGCCCTCCGGTATATTCGCCAACGATAATAGAAATAAACTGCCGGGTGGCGGATATCATCGTTGCTGTAATCGTTATTGGGGCGTTTGTAACGCCATCAAGATACGCGGTCTGCCAAGTATAACCTGAAGCCGTGGATCTCAGCAGATCAACAAGAGTGTAATTATTTCCTTTATCGTCAGCTATAGAGCAAGTATCTCCAGGATTACTTGCCCATCCGACTGACACCAAAACAAGACTGCTGGCCTTGACTGTAGAGGCGAGCGTCACGGCGCATGTTAGAGTGAAGCCGGCGCCATTCTCATGAGTGGAATGTCGGCTATGAGAAAACGCCATAATACTTATTAACTAGAAGAGAAACTTATGCTAATAGACTGAATGCCCCAATCGATCGTCTGGGTTCCAAACCTCGTTGTCACCAATACACCTTGAGGGCGGCGGTTAGCCGGGATGTTAATCGCTTGGTTAAAGCGATTTGGCTGAATCACCGTGGTTCCAGCGAACCCATTATTGAGTGCTATGCTCACTGTCATCGGACCAACGGCGGTGTTGCCGACGTTTGCTTCGAACCGATTTCCGATCAAGGTAACATCATCGTAGATCAGCACCAGGCTCGCGCCCTCTATCTGGCTCTGCGCCAGCACCTCAGTTGCCGTCGCCATTAGCCGGCACTCCAATACGGGCGCTCATCGGTCACGCCAAGACAGAAAAATCGATGCTTTCGGCCACAGGTACAATGAAACACGTATATGTCCGGCGCCGATTCATCGGGGTGGCTTTTATGGGCTTCGACTTCGTGGTTCTCCGGATGTCGGCAACACGAGGCAATCTGCTGGTTGTGTTCCAGATGTTCGATGTGAGTCTGTGTTAGAAAGCCTTCTGGGAGGTCGGCAACCTTAACGCGCGGACACACTTGAACCCGCGTATTTGGTAGCTTCGCACCTTTCGAAAACTTTTCATGTCGTCCTGCCCAACCAGCCTCGACCTTACGCTGTTCGGGAGTCTTCGCGGTGTTTATGGTAATCTTACCAAGAGAATGCGGCTGCATCAAACAGGCTCCGGGATAAGTTTTTGCTTGCGGTAATAATTACCATTCTTGCCGGTGCGTTTACGGTACTCGCGCATCCAACACGTATTGCAGAGCATGTGCGCAGCACGGGGCCGATCCGGATGACACACCGCCATAAGACGCGTCCCCCGAGAAGCGCGCGGAGCTGACTTAGAAGCCTTCCAGTGATCCAAAACTTCCAGAATCTTTGCTTTTCGACGCTCTCCCATGAGCGTGTAAAGTGTCATCATCCATGCAATGGCTTTAATCCCATGGACCGCTAAATGCCACACAGGAAGATAAGTAGCTTTACCTTTTGGCTGTCGTGAATAAGCCCCTACAGGAACACCTAAAATCGCAGCAGCACGCTGCACAACATCGAGATCCGTCATTTGTAATGCGATTTTATGGCACCCGTTTCGCAGCATAAAGGAAGCCTCTCCTTCGAGAAGACCACCAAGCCAAGCGAGTTCTTTGACTGTTATCATCGTAATAGTATAATCAACAGTTGCATACAGTGCAAACAGTTCTACGATAAAGTGAACAATGAGGCCCCGAAGTCCAATGTAAGAGTCTCCCCCGTCGCGACCGTGAAAGTCGAACCGTAATCGTAGCTGCACAGCAGATTGTCTGCTGCCGACGTGTCATCATAAATCGATATGTACCGACCAGTCGTCGATGCGCCGAGGTTGCCGCCCGATGCCGTCCAGACCACATCAGTAGCCGTAGCCGTTACCGTATCCGTCGTGCGCGTAGAATTAAACGTAATATCCGTCCCGCCGGTCGTGTACCCATTGCTACCGGCAATCTGTGTCAAATCAGAGACGCTGTTATCGGTCGTCGGAGCTGGCGCATCGGTGTGTATGACCGCTTTCCAGGTATCCGTCGTGCCGAACGCGTCGATCAGCTTGTTGCAAAGGTTTTCAACAAAAGTATTATATTTCGTAAAAGTTGCCATTTAACCAATTCCCCTATGACTGCTCAATAAGTGTTATTGTCAATTCGATATCCGCAGCGTAGAGGCAGAAAGCGAAAAAGTTCCGTTTACAGAAGTGTAGTTACGGCCGAAATCAATGTAGGCAACAAGCTCGTCCGCAGAGCTAATCCCACCCCTACTCTTACAATATACCGCCGCCGCTGCGGTGATCGTAGAAGATGGCAAACTGATTTCCCCGAGCGATATATCGACACGATCGTTTGCGGTATCTTTGGTAACTGTGACAGTCACCGCAACTCCGCCAGAGGTATAACCCGTGCCCGTGACTTCATTTGTCACGTCGCTACGTTTCGTATGCGTTTTTTTATTCGGAATATAAGAAGAAGTTACGAGAACACACTTAAATGTATCGGATTCGAAATCTATATTTCCTCTAGCTTCATCATCGATGGCAGAATTAAATATAATGCTCGCCATCTCAACTCTCGGAAACTTCTGTCACGTCGTAAGTCAAGTTCCCATCGGGGTCGCGTTTTGTTTTAATGATCTTACGGCGCGGTAAAACGGCAGGGGCGGAATGCGTGTCTAGTGCCACTGCAAATGGTTGCGATAACAACTCTCCTACCCGACCGATAAGTCCAAGCATATGCTCCGGCACTATAAGGTGATCTTCTGTTGCTGCCGCGGCGGCTTGGCGAAGCTCAACTTTGTCAACGGTTCCCTGCGGACCTTCTGGCCCTTGAAGACCATCGGCACCATCTCGCGGTTTCGGTATTTCCGCGATCTTGATAGCCACCAATCGTTCCGTTTCCGCCTCGATAATCGGACTGTAATCAGGTATCTCCGGTATTTCGGCCGGCGGCATTAAGACCGCCGTGCGAGCAGCTATCTCAGGAAGCAGACGATCAATCTCGGCAGTGAGAGAGTCTGTTGCCGCCATCGAAGCACGCGCGGCGATCTCATCAGCGTGACTGGCGAATTTCTCTTCTAGTAAGCCGCCGATATCCGGGAGAGGAAGCGGCTCGGCTGGCGGGATTAAAGTGGCCGCTCGCTGAGCAATGTCCGGCATATACCGACCGACCGCAGCCTCGGCCGCTGCGCCCGCCAGGTCGCCAATCTCATTGGCGTCCAGAGCCTTCGGAATGGCCTCTAACTGCTGTTTAAGCTCGGCCGCGGCGACAGCACGCATCTCGTCAATTGTGACGCCCGCAGGAAGAACTGCCAATGCACGATCGATCGCGGCCTGTGCAATCTCCGCGGCGTCAGTTGGGCTAACAATGTCCACAGAGACGCACGCGAGAGCTTCAGCAACCCTGATACGAACTAAATCAGCCGTAGCTTCGGGGTCAGCGGACTTACCATCTTCCGGCACCCGCACCGTCAGAAATGCTGCCGCGACAGCATTGTCCACCTTAGCGTCGATATCCGGTAGTACCGGGGCTTCCGGAACCTTCACTAGCGATGCCGCCCGCTCGACAAACGCATCTTCGCGCTTAGCAAACTCCTCGACCACGGCAGCGCCGACATCGGGCATCAATTCAACCGATCTCGCGGCAATATCGAATAATCGATTCTGCATTTCTGCCGCAACGACCGCATTCACATCTGGAAGTTCAGGAACCTTCACCAGCGCCGCCGCCCGTTCGACAAGCGCATCTTCGCGTTTGGTAAATTCCTCGACCACAGCAGTCACGACATCGGGGATCAGTTCGGCCGATCTTGTAGCAATATCGAGGAGACGACGCTCCACCTCCGCCGCAACTGCCTCCCCCACGTCTGGCGGTTCAGGAACCTTCACCAGCGCCGCCGCCCGTTCGGCAACACCGCTCTCACGCTTGACAAATTCATCGGCTACGGCAGCGCCGACATCAGGCAATTCAACGGGTGGGATCAATTTCACCGCGCGAATCACGACATCGGACAACTGTCGTTCAAATTCTGCGGCAATCGCTTTATCCACTTCCGGAACGGGGACGAGCGCCGCGACTTTCGCCACTAGATCACCTTCGCGGCGATCGGATTCTTCGCTCACCATTGCCCCAATATCAGGCAACATCGGCAACTCAGGGCGCTCGACCAGCGCTGATGCTCTTTCGGCTATATCCGATAGACTGGCCTCGATCTGTATCGAGACTATCGTCGAAATCGCTTCCGCATCCGGCGACTTCGGCATCGCATTAACTTGCTTGGCGACCTCGGTCTCGACCAACGGCCGCACATCCTCGATCGTAACGCTCTCGCCGTTTCGCACCGCCGCCAGCCGCTCGCGCACAGCATCGGCCAGTGCCCGTTCGGCATTGGCGGCGCGCAGCTCCATTTCAGCGCCGCGCCGCTGCACAGCCTCCAATTCCTGTCGTATTTCAGCCATGCCGACTGCGAAATCACGCCGCAAGTCGCGCTCGATGCGCGCCGCTTCGGAGCCAAGCTCGGCGGCAAGCGCGTCAAGCGGCGTGAGCACGGTCGCGGGCTGATCGGAAGCGGCGAACGACAGACTCGGCATCAGCAGCGCGCCCCTCATTATTTGTGACCCCGGCATCGGTTGGCGGGGCAATGGCTTTCGGCTGCTGCGCAATCCAGGAGAGAGGCACATCCTGTTGTTGCACACGAACCTCGTCGCCGCCCTCGACATCGGGCAAATTTACAAATCGACGTGCCTCATTCGGCGCAAAAACGCGGTGGGTTCCTGCGACCAAAGCATCAATCATCTCTTTAAACGAAGACCGCAAAAGAGCATTAGTATCGAACTCAATATATTCATCCGGATAGCCATCCAGAGCGAATAACCGTCCAAAGGCTTCTTCGATATGGTTCAGCGCAAACCCTAACCCCATTGCCCGCCATGAGGACATGAGCGCCTCGGTAGAAGCGAACGGTGTGCCTCCAATACCAAGGATTTGCAATGGCATCCGAAAAGCGAGCGCAACACTTTCATTCGCCAGCTTCAACATATCGGCGAGACGCGCATCACCAGCGCCGATCGTGACTGGCCTGGCCTTCAAACCCCATGACAAAATCGGAGTGCCACCAGCACCGTCTCCTTGAGTCTGAGCATCCCAGCGGTCGCGAAGGTCCTTTGCCCGTTCCTTCGTAAGTTCCTGATCAGTTTCGAGGATAAAACTCGGTCTCGCCTGATTGAGGTAGAACGCAATCTGCTGAGACATAGCCGCGCCAGACAGCTCCAATTCGAGCGCAACAGCCAGAATTGGACTCGCGCCCTTTAATGGATGACGCGGAGTATGGAGCCTAACATTAAGCACGTCGCGCGCAGGAATAGGATAATGTAGATCGAAACGTCGCTCGGCGACCTCATTTCCCCAAAGCTGATAGAATATAGATCCATCCTCGGCAACATACGGGCAGCCGTCACGCATCCAGTGCAGTTCCTTAATCTGGAAACTGCCGTCGCGAATCGCGAGAGCGTAGCACTCGCCCTTTTCATAGAGTCGCCGAGTCAAATTCAGCAACAGATCCGACATCGATTGGTAATCGTTCGGCCGCCGTATAATTCGTGAAAGCGCCGATGTCGTGACGCGCTCGCGACCGCCATTCGGAAGCAATCGCCAATGGTCGCCAGGACACATAGCAACGGTTTGTGAGTATGCGGAGACGCATGCCTCAACCATCGCTCCGCCGCAGCCGCGAGACTGTGGCGAATAGCCCATCTGCCACCAATTCAGAAACCGGCCAGCCTGTGCTGACAACCAGCCACCATTAGGTCCATCGATATAATACGGGCCTGGGCGATACTCGCCTTCGATAGATTTCACCCGAGACGGGGCAATCGCATTCGCGAGCAGCGTGAGAGCATTAGCCATGCGGCGTCAGTCCCGAACGGAGGTAGACGGCAACACCGAACAGCAAGAGGCCGAGTACAATAAATGCCCACGCCATGCCGGCGAGCAGATGCACACCGGCAATAACGAAGGCGGCGCCGCCAACAGATAGAAGCACGATTATGGCGACGACGAGAGGCATGGTCTTTATTAAGCCTTCGGCTCTTTGACCTTAGCTTCCGGCTTGCTCTCAGGCTTATCAGACTCCGGCACCATCGCCTGCTCCAGATTGCCGTGAGCCGGTTTCTCAGCAACAGCCGGTTTCTCGGATTCCGCCACCGGCTCGCTCTCTACAGGAGCGGCAGCCGCTTCATTAGCGGCAACGTTGTGCTCGGTGACACGAGCCAGCGTCATCGGCTCACCTGCATCGGTAAGCGCTACCTTGACGCCACTGCTGTGCTGCCAGACACCATCCTTATCCGAGCAATCGCCTGGGCTCGCGTAGGTGCCGTCCATCAACAGGTACAGATCGTCACTTTTTGATTTCATAGTCTCGACCTCCTTCTGCTATCAGCGTGTTTTGTAAGGTGTCGCCGGTTCTTCAGGCTTCATGTCGCGGGTGCGTCGAGTAGCTGGCTCCGGCGGTTCTGGAGCAACCGGCTTTTCGACAGCTTCCGCCGGCTTGGGCGCGACCTTGGCGCGAGCCTTCGCACGCTCGGCATCAGCATCAACGCCACGCGAACGTGGACCGTGCGAGGCCATAGCGACCGCGCGGCCATCCTTGTGGCGTAGGACGCCATCTTTATCCGGGGCGACCTCGTGCGGGTCGCCGACCGTGCCGTCCTCCATGAGATACCACGTCTCGGTCATGGCTTAGTCGCTCACCGTAACCACGAACACGCCGGTATGCGCTGCGCCACCGGAGCCAACAACGATCTTGACGCGATCATGACCCAACCCGATCCGGTCATTAACCGCGGTGCCACCGGACGCATAAAGCGCCGCAACGCCTGCGGTCGAATGCGTCGCCGCCCGCGGACGGCAGACCTTCGCCGCATTGACATTGGACTCAGTCCAGATCGTTTCCGTAGTCGCTTCGGCGGTAATCGTGAAATCAACGCCATCGGTATAGTCAGTCTTGACGTACTGGATGGACTCGACAAACCCGGTGATATACGGGCTGTATACTGTGACATCGCCCGAGCCGTTAGTGAGCGCGGTGATGGAATGCTTACGAACGGCCATGTGATATCTCCTTAGCCGGCAACAGTGATATGAAAAGTACCCGTTTTTGTATCGCCACCTTCTGCGACGACAATTTTTACGCGCTCGTTGTCTACGACAATGAGATCGTTGACGGCCTCGCCAAGCGCTGCATATGTCGCGCCGACGCCAGCGGTCGAATGATCCGGCCCACGCGGATATCGCGTCGCCGATGCATTCACATCTTCCTCGGACCAAAGCGTCTGTGTAGACGTTTCTCCGGAAATCACGAAATCAACGCCATCGTCATAACTTGTCTTGACGTAGCGGATCGAAACCAACACTCCCGAAATCCTGGGCGTGTATGATATGCCATCGCCATCTGCATCGACGGTCACAGTGACGGGAAATCGCCGAACCGTCGAATTCTGAGAAATTGAGGTAACTTGACGAATCGACATTGGCATCTCCCCGCGTAGAGCGGACATGGCAAAGGGCGCAGGGAAAGAGGCCCTGCGCTGAAGGTTTAGACTGGACAGGGGTTTAGTTTTGTAGCTTGTTAGACGAACGATAATAGATTTCGAATCTCTACTAGCTTGGCTTCAAGCCGATCGTCGGCCAGCGCCTTCTCAAGCAGAATCTCAATCTCTTGTGTAAGACTTCGCCCGTTCGCGCCCGCTCGCTCAACGAGTTTACGGCGCAGTTCCGGCGTCATGCGTATCCCAACCGGGATGCGATTCCGTGGGGTTATCGGAGCGCCACGCCGAGGCGCCCTTTTGTCGCTCATCGCTTCTGGCTAATCGATCCGACCTATTCAATAGGATGCTTATCACTTACCGTTGTCAACCCTGCCCTCAGCACGATTTCGATCAATTCCCGAGGGGTCCAGTAGCTAAACTGGTCATGTACAGCTTGCCCAAGATAGGCGGCGACTCCCGCATCAATCATCGTGTCGGTGATTTCGATGGGGGTGGTCATATCAGGAGACCTATGGAGCGGGCGTATTCTATGGGGTCTTTATCAGATTTCTGCAAATTGTGTGGCTTGCACGTCCACTGGATGTTGGACTTATCATTCGAGCCGCCCCGCGATAGCGGGATAATGTGATCTAGGTGTTTTTCCACCACCCGTAAGTCGGCATCGCAATATGCGCAGCGGTAGTTTTGCGCGACTAGGATTGCGGTGGCCTCGGCTGCGGTGTGGGTGCCGGGTGCTCCCTTTTCTCGGGCGCGGCGGCGTCGGCGAACAACTGCGGTTTTCTCTGGATTCTCCTTAGCCCATTTGGCATTCTTTGCAAGATAATGCTCTGGATTTGCTTTATATTTTCTCTTGTTGATCTCACTTCGCTTATCAGGATTTGCTTTTTCCCATTCTCGGCATCTCTTGCGAGACTCTTCTATATGAGAGTCTCTCCACTTTTTGGACAACTTTCTAGATACATCTGGATTTGCTTTAAGATATTCAGCATTCTTTGAAAGTTTTATATCACGATTATTCTTGTACCACTGGGCGTGATATTCTTTCTGTTTCGTCTTAACATATTCTAAGTTTTCTTCGACCCATCTCGCATGTAAGGCTCGCCTCTTGTCTGGATTGCGCTTTTCCCAATTTGCATTCTTTTTGTAAATGCAAGCTACGCACCCACCGTCTCGGACGAATCTTTCAGATAGATGATGATGAAGACACTGAACTCCAGTGTAATAACGCTTTAACCCTTGATCGCGCGCATCGGCGCGCAATATAATATCATTAGCCACGATCGAACTCCATCACGGTTCGGTTTCGGTCAGAGCCGGGAAGCTGCTGAAACAGCGACCCGGCTCGATCTTTATATCATACCACTATAACGTAGCAATTATTACTACATATTTACCATGTAGTACCATCAATCCATCGGACCATGCCCGATCTTGCTAACTTCCAGCTTACGTCCATAACCATGCGGACGCCCATCGAATCCGTCTGCCAAAAGGAGCGTACAGGATCTGCGGTTGTGGGACCCGTCCCTGATACAATCTCAAGTGGAGTGGTGTCCTCCATATGGACGACCGCACTATTGCTGACCTCGAAATCCGGAGTGCCCGCAACAGTAATGAGATCATTCAGCCGGATCGCGATCAGACGATTCGCCGTGGCGTAGGTCGAGCGGAGAACCTTGAACTCCGTCATGAACCGATCGGCCCAGCCGAACATGCCATCAGGCCCCGGCATCATGGCAAGCCTGCGCGCCTGCGCCGGGTGCATGATAAGCGCGATCGATCCGTCGGACGCATCGGCACTATCGAACGGCGCCATGAGCGCGTTGATGTCCTCGATCACCGCCTGGTAATCACCGCCGCCGAAGCCCGAGGCCGTTGCCGAGACGCCGTTAAGCAATCCCGCCGGCCTCACGGCATCGCCAGCAGTGGCATCGATTACGGCCTGGTCGAGCACCTTGCCGGTATCATCGATGATGGCGCGACGCACCAGCGGCTCAAGAGCCGGGGTGCTGCGCTTCGCCGCTTCCCGCGAGAAAGGAATGATGACGCCCATCTTGCGCGGAGTCATCGTTGTCGATGCCGTGGTGATTCGACCGACACGCATCGGCGAACCCTCACTGAAGAACCCACCATTCGCCCCGCCAGCAGTTAGGCTGGGGATGTAGGCGGTTCCGCTCGCATCAAACGACAGCGACATACTGCCATCAACCAGATCCGGCCAGATGCGACGGCCACGCAGCGCATCAACAAGCGCCGTGTAGCTGTACCTCTGAAGGTCATCTACCCAATGCGAGCCGCTGGTAGTCCCGAGAGTCTGATCGGCCTTGAGGACAACCGCGGCGGTCGCCTCGTGCCCCGGATAGCGCTCCTCAAGAGCTTGCTCGATCGATTTATTGCCAAACCAGGCCGTTCCATTGACGATGGCCGAGCGGACGAGCAAGTCTAGAGGACTCACCTCCTTCTGTGGAAAACCCAGAGGCCGGCGATGAATGGCGGGCGCCGCCTGTTTCTCAGACGAGCCGTTCGTCGTCATAAGCATTCCGCCCCCGCCTGCGGCACGGGCACCAACCTTGGCTTCCGCAGCAGTCAGAGCAGCCAACGCACGCTCCGCGGTCTCGATATCGATATTGATTTGCTCCAGAGCCTCAACATCAAGCGTATCGGCGCATTCGATCGCGTCACGCTTATTGTTCTTTTCGACGAGGCCCTGTTGAATGTCTTGAATACGTTCTGAACGATTTGTCACTTGATTAACTTTCGGTAGCGTCAGGCTGCCACTCGGGCGTTTGCCATTCGCGGTCTTCGTTTCGGCATGCTCGCCTGCTTTAGTCATGTCCCTACGCCTCGTTTCGGCATGCTCGCCAAAGGCTAGGTTCATGGTTTCTTCGGAAATACTCAGGGATTTTGCTAGTTGTAATGCCGCCGGATTTGCAGGCACCGACACTATGCTCGTCTCCAAGAGTTGCTGTTTTTTGAACCGCTGACCCCCATAAGGGTTGTTTTTGTCTAACGGTTCAGAATCGATCGGCATGAACCCAACGGAAGTTGCCCGAAGGATGTTCTGCTCGATCAAACTAATGATTTCATCGACACGCTGCGATGTTCCGCGCTGTGCCGGTTCGAGTTCAGCGATTAACTTACCGCCATCGACTCGAACGTTTCTCCATTTCCCGATTGGTGCGTTTGGGTTATGATTAAATAAAGCAATAGGATTGAGCTTGAACCACTTCAGGTCCCAACCACCCGCTTCAATAACATCGCCCATGCGGTCAACGGTGTCATCGGACAGCACGTAACTAAGGCTGCCCGCGACCTTGCCGGCCGCAGTTTTACGAATTGTCGTCATGTTTTGCCTTTAGGTCAGGCGAAGGCGCTTGCATTTAGCAAGGAAGCGCCTAGAATTTGCCGCGACGGATAGGGTCTGCAGCCCGAAAAGCCCGTCACCACCGGGCCTTCCGTCAACTTCCCCAGCGTCTCGTTAAGCGACCATTGCCTCGACATCAGCCGCGCCTTGCGGGGCAAAGCTCATGCGGTCGCAGGCATCCATTAGCGCGCACCACGGGTCGATCTTTGCGTCGCCCGCATTCTGCTTCGTTGCGCGGATCGCGGTCGCTGTCGGCTCGATCTTCACATTGCCGACGCACCACGCCATCAGCGAACTGCCGCTGTGCCGGAGCGTGCCATTCGCGAGTCGCCGCTCACTGGTCTTAATCGCATTCATCATGCGATAGCCTTGGCCAACCCCGACCAGCAGCTTGTTGTCCTCAGTAACACCGATTGACGCGAGAGCATCAACCAGCTCACCTAATCCGGCGGGATCAACGCCCACCTCAGCCAGCACACCCGAGTCTTTCACCCGTTCGACGATCGCGACAATTTCGCTAAGATCATCCAGCTCGTCTTCAACGATCGTTAATTCACCAGCTTTCTCGAAATCCCGGAGGCGTGCAGCGATCGATTTGCGTCGCTCAAGTACGCCGACGTGGCACCACGCATGAGCCCATGCGAGCCAGTCTTTCGTTTCGCGGTCACGGCCCAGGACGCACAGGCCGAATAGGTCATCAAGCCCGCCGCCGTCTATCCCGATAACAATGACCTCGCAGCGCTCCAGCAAGGCATCAAACGTCAGCGACGGATCGGCTCGGCGAGCCCAATATTCCGCACCGGCCCAGCGGTTCGATCGCAACCCAAGTCCGATTTCGACATTAAGGTGCTTGGCCCAGAAGCCGGCGATTGATGCGCGTCCCGCGCGTTCGGCTTTGTCGCGCTCGTCATGAAGAAACTCCTCATCGACCGACGCGCCGAGATTCGGATTGGTCACATACCAAGTCGCCGAATCGCGAAAAGCCTCGGCTTCAGCCATGTCGGGCGGATATTCGTAGAGCACGCCCATGCGCCGCGGCGCCACGAGCTTGCCGTCCCGGATATCCCGATAGTCGCTGAGCGCCTGCGCGAACACACCGGCCGGAGGCTCATCCGACTGTGTAGAGAGAAAAATGGTAAATCCCTCTGGCCGCGACGCCCGTCCACCAGTTGCTTCTCTCAACATATTCTCAGCGTTCGGGCGTTTTCCGAACAGCCACAGCTCATCGACCAGGATACCCGCCGCTTTCTTGCCGCCGACCGTTTCGGAGTCGGCGGCGACTACTTTTAGAGTTGCCTTGGTTTGCCGGTGCGTAATCGTTCGATAATGATCTTGGACATGTAGTAAATCATTCAACTCATCGTCGGCGCGCACCATATCGCGCGCCGGAAAAAATGAATTATTGGCAATTTCAATTGTCGGCGCCAGAATTACGAACTCGTTCGACATTCGCCAATTGCGAATCAGCGCTGTAAGCATAATTCCGGCGGCGATCGAACTCTTCCCGTTCTTTTTACTTACAAGCAGAAAGAACTCGCCAATAAGCCGCCGGCCACGTTCTTCATCATAAGCGCCAAAAATCGCAGCTACAAAATCGAACACCCACTGGCGGCACGCTTCGCCCGCCGTCGGCGATCCTGCGACATCGACAAGCCGTAGTGCCCGGAATTGGTCGAGTGCCGCCTCCGCCTCAGCGGGGAATAAAGGCGCGCACGGCACGAGAGATTGGCGGTTAACAATGCGTTCCTGCCAATCCGCGCAAGCAGTAGTCCACTCAGGCATTCTTTGTGTCAAAGACTGATTCAAACGATCTTTTTATCCATTCAAACGGGGGAGAGTTGTCATCCAGTCAGTAGTTCTATTGTTCACCGCCAGTTTAGGACCGGCTGGAGCAGCAAAGCGACCCTTTGCAGCCGCATCAGCGGCGCTCTCGGCATCAGTTTTTTTAGTCGCAGGCTGCTCGGCCAGCTTTGCGTGCTGGAATGGCATAGCCGCTATGGCGATACGGATTTTTGCGTCAAGTGGCGCATCCGGATCGTTGATAACTGCCATTGCAAATTCTAGCGATGATTGATATTTGCCCTTTAGGCCATCAGGCGTCTGAAGCCGTTCGGGGTGGCCTGAGCCAACGCGATTACCGCCGTGCACGATTGTCCTCAATCAAGTTAGAGGGAGAAATTGTCTGCATAGGTCCAGGAGTGCCGGTGGGGGAGGAAGTACAATGTTTATGCACCATCCCCCCCCCTTACTACAAACTAAGAGCGACCACTAGCCGAAGTCCGCGAGTCGCGATAATCGAACAGCCGAAGCCCGCGAGTCGATATCACCTATCGATCGCAAATTCACGTTGTTGCTTAGCCTTGTGCGTCTTTAATGAATGGCAAGCAGCGCATCGAAGCAAGATGTTGCCAGCGTCAAGCGGTGCGCCGCCATCCTTTAATTCGACGATATGATCCCCATAGACCCGCTTTCCGCGGCCTCTATTAGGTGTCTTGCACGCCGGATCTTCGCATTGTCGCCCGCGCCTAGCGATGATGTCCCGAATCAACCGTTTCCAAGCAGCCGATCCGTAGAACTCGAGGGTCGCTTTCGGCCTCTCCAGCGCCGGAACCGGGCGAACGCGCCGGCTGTCGCTAGTGCGCAACCTGCTAGCTGCAGCTCGCATTACCGCCGGCTATCCCACTGCAGCGCTTGCCGGTCGGGCGAGCTGCAGAACGTGTCGCGAATTTTCTGCGATTCCTGTGCATTTCTGCCGTTGACATGGAGCACTGAGTGCCCTATATATACGGTGTCAGAACGGAAGGGACCGAGACATGACGGCATCGAGATATTGGCTTCCCAATAATTTGGGAGATGATCCTGCAGCAAATCTAGCGCATTTTCTTCTAATCAATGCCGATAGCATATTCGCCAAGTGGACCGGGACAATAAAAGCGGAAGATCAGAGAAAGTTATTCGGTAAATATCTCGGTAAAGGTCGAATCGTAATTGACGGAGAAAAAGAAACTATTAAAATGATTGTTAAAGTATGTTTCGGAACAGACTTTGATATTCGTGAAAATATTAAATGGCGCGATCTATGACCCCGACAGACCTTCGAACCTGGCACGACGCAAGCGGCCTATCCACGCAAGGCGCCGCGGACGCCATCGGCATTTCTCGCCGCTATTACGTCTACCTGCTATCCGGGAAAACCAGCGCCGGCTTGCCGATTGCCGCGCTACCGCGGCGGATCGAGCTGGCTTGGCGCAGCGCTGCAGAGGAGATAGAAAAAAATTGCGCCACCATAAAAAAACTGATTGACAGTGCGCACTGAGTGCCCTATATTCTCAATCACTGAGACGGCAGCGGGCCGGATCGAGGATCGGAAGGAACCGAAGTGAGCCAGTTCAAATCAACCGATTTCGAAATCGGTGACATAATCCGAATTTATCCACACCCAACAACCGATATCAGTATGCGCGGCGAGCGCGTTGCAACGGTGCAGAATATTGGGCGCAAATGGATAACCATTTATGTACGCAAGCTAGATCGTAACTTTCGTGTGTTGCCAGAAAACATCTGCGAAATTTTCTAAACCCACGGCACCAGGCCGGATCTAGGATCGGAAGGAACCGAGAAATGATGTCACTACCGAAACAGAAACGACATAAAAGAATATATCGCAGACTGTTTCGCGACTTCTCTAAAATCTGAGATTGAGTTTTAATCAACCCCAGCAACGTACAATCGGAAGGAACCGAATCATGGCAACAACGCGCAAAATCGAAAACAGAGACCTATGGTCAGCAATTCGCGGTATCGGTATGTACCGCATGGATCGCAGCGAACTAGCCGCGCTGATTGAGCATCACACCAACTGCGAAAACCCCAATTCCAAGCTATTCGCGAGTTGCGTCATAGCGGAGGCCGCGCGGCAAGTGCTCTTTACTAAGCCGCGCAATTCCTAACCAATCCCAGCAACACACAATCGGAAGGAACCGAGAAATGTCCGGATATATATCAGCTAATTCGCCCGGAAGTGCAACTGTAGCGGAACTTCGTTCACGCGCAAGCAGACTTGGCGAAATGGTATCGTCAAAACGTGTAGCAAATAACACTATCGAAGCAACCTACACAAACGGAAATCGTGTTATCATTCTACATGAAACCCTGATATTGGAGTTTCGCAAGAATGGCGCAATCGTAGTTAATACGGGCGGATATAATACACATACAACACGCGATCGTTTAAACAGGTTTTTGCCATCGCCGCATAGCGTGCGTACCAGCAATGGCAATATCTATATAAACGGAACACCGTTTCAAAATACCGTCAAAATCAAATCTGATGGCACAATTGTGCCAGATGTTAAGCCAACGAAACTACTGTCGGATCGCAAACTAATCGACCGTTTTATGTCTCATGTTCGCAAAAACGGTCTACCATCGATAGAGAAAAGCGGCGGAGATCCTTGGTGTTTCAATCCAGATATAGGCAAATCCGTTATGCGAGATTGGCTCGAAAGCCTATATTTCACGCGCGCCATGTACCGCCTTGCGATGCAATTCGCCGGACTTACAGACCACGGCGCAGCATATTACGCACAAATGGCGGATCAGAACGGCGGCAAGCTAGACACAACCGATCTAAGGCGCATCCGTCGCTACATTAGATCGCAGCTCGGGTTGGCTCGCTAACTCCTCTTATCAACGCACAATCGGAAGGGACCTGAAATGGCATATTTCGAACAGCATGGCGCCATGCATGGATGGAACAGCAGAAACGGATATATTGCTCCCGCTCCCGTTCTGCGCATTCTCTGTGATAATTGCTTTACTGAAGAATATGGCGAAGCCGCACAATCTTTCCGCAATCGCCCGGAAGGATGGAAATGGGCGCCATACTATGGCGGAACAGCAGTCTGCAAAACATGCAATAAACCCGCCTGAAGATCGCGCTAGGCCAGCGCGTGAAACGGTGCCGTGCTGCACCGTAGCGGATCGGCCGCATGAAAACGGAAGGAACCGGGAATGACCATCGCAGAATTTATCAAATCAGCCGGATTGTCCATGAACGCAACGTGGACCGATCACAATCCAAGCATGGAAGACAGCGCCACAATGGATCACTGGCGTTGCACGATCCGCAGCGGCAAGTCCCGCATGTCGCTAGTGTTCAGCATGGGAGTAGGCCACAACGGAAAGCAACCCGAGCTGGCTGATGTTCTGGATTGCCTCGCCAGTGACGCGAGCGGACTTCACAACGCAGAAGGTTTCAACGATTGGTGCAACGATTACGGTTACAATACCGATAGTCGCCGGGCCGAGAAGACGTTCCGCGCAATCAAGCGGCAATCCGAGCGGTTGCAAAATCTGCTAGGCGAAAGCGCCTATCAAACCCTACTTTGGGACATTGAGCGCCTATAGTCTTTCCCTAAGCCCGATCCGTGCGGTTGGGCTTATAGAAGCGCTAGGCTTCATACTCGGAAGGAACCGAATCATGATTACAGCAAAAGTTCACAGCGACGATTATCTCGTCGAGATCACATTCGACGCAACAGAATGGTTCGATCAAGCCCCTGGTTTTGAAATCGAAGATTTAGCAGCTTGCGAATGGGGCGGAGATCAGCCTGCCGATTACGTGACGTTCTTCTATGACGAAACGAAAACAAAGCGGCTATTCGATTATCTATCACTAAACCCCACTATGGGATTCAAAAACGATCCAGTAGGGTTTGAGTGCCATGTAGACGAAACTGAAGCAATGAATTGGCTGAAGCAAAATCGCAATGAAGTCTATCGCAAACTAACAGAACAACTCTAATCACGACAATCTCAACTCGGAAGGGACCGAATCATGACAAACGAGCAAGCATGGCTTTATGCGGCTTCATGGGGAAGCTATATGACAAGCGGCGATCCCGGCGGTTGCATGTACGGGTTTAGCGAAAACTTCACAGTACAGAGCGAACAGCATCGCGCGGCTTGCCTTGAATGGATTGATAATCATTGCAAGCCAAATGTTGAGTCTTGTCCGGAAGACTATGAAGAGGACGAACTTGACCAGATGGCGGAGTTTCGCATCAAACTGTTAGCTGCGCCAGTCTCAAACCCGAAAGGAACCGGGACCGATGACAAAGCCAGTTGAATTTACCGCAGAATTATTCGGACCATCATGGGCGCAAGCGCCAGTCTCAAAATTCTCAACCATCCAAGAATGCCGCAACTGGGCGGAAGAGTACGGCACAACAGCCAATGCTTGCACAATACGCAACAACAAAGGCCGCGTTGTCGGGCGACATGTACGCGATCCGCACGACAATGGCTTACGATGGTTTGTTGCGAGCTACAAATAGGCCGCACCATCCCCACAACCGCGCGCTCGGGGGCGATCCGGGGCGCGCCTAAGCATGGAGCACGTCATCATGGCAACCAAGTACACTGCGGTACTCAGCGGCAATTCTATTGTGGCAGCCCGCTCGGCCGAACTTCCAGAAATCATCGATTGCGTAAAATGGGCTGAGAAACACGATCAACCAGCCGATTGCTGCGACATTTACCGGGTCAATAGTAGTCGCGTTGCGCGATACCTAAAACCACAACCGGGAACCTACCCTGCCGCGTGCGGCGTATGGGTCAACGCGAAGATCGCCTAACAGTTAGTAACCAGCAACGCGCGGTTGCCACATATAGGCGCCGCGCAGCTGCGCGCGAGCTGCTCCCTATGCTGCCAAGCGCGGCAGAGGAAACCGCTTGCATGGGGGCACGCTGTAATGCCGAAACCAGCCACCTAATCCCATGTTCCTTGTTCGGACCGGAAAGCCCGTTCCTCGCCCCGTCCCTGCAGGGCAGGAAAATCTCAGTGCCCGCAGTCTGTCAAAAGCGGCGAAGCCGGGACCGGACCCACGCGCAGCTTAGCGAGCATGGGGAGGACCCATCTTTTGACGGACGAGGACGCGGAGATATGATCTTGGCAAGATGGGGCGTAACAGTGCCAGCGCATAACCAGGAGAATGCCGCCATGACTCGACCTACCGAGCCCCACGATAGGGGCTTGCCGCACCCTGCTGAGCGACCTAAGCCGCCGCTAGACATGCGCGCGGCCTGCAGGGAGCTGCTGGGCGAGCAATGGGCGCGCCCGCTTGCCTATCTGCTAGGGATCGATCCGCGCTCACTGCAGCGCATGGGAAGCGGACAGAATACTATTCCGCCGCGTATCCTAAACCATCTCCGCGAATTGCGTTCCGTCTGCCGTTCCGTTCGGGCCGATATGCGATCAGGAGACTCCATCCACGCCAGCGTGGATTTGCGAGCAGCTGGCGAGGAGCTGTTCGGGACATGGTGGCAAACGCCGCTAGGCAATCTTGCCGATGTCAGTGCCCGCCGCATCGAACGAATGGCGAGCGACGAAGATCCAGTGCCAGCGTCGATTGCTCGCGTCCTGGTGCCAGCGCTCCTGGCGATTGCCCGCCGCTCCCGCGACGATGCCGCAAGGGATCGCAAGCGACGAGCAGCAGAGCGCACAACAGACAATCCGGACGCCATGGGCCGAGATATTGCCGACCGCTATTCTGTGACGCTCAGTAGGCACGGCAATCGATGATCAATCGCCGGCATTTCGCGAGAGATCCGCCATACCCTTGTAGTGGTAACCACCTTGTAGTGGTAACCCCCTTGTAGTGGTAACCACCTTGTAGTGGTAACCCCCTTGTAGTGGTAACCACCTTGTAGTGGTAACCCCCTTGTGGTGGTAACCCCCTTGTAGGTGTGTGTCAGCTATTAGGCGTCAATCTATCTTAGACTTGTTAGACAGGAGAAACGCAGATGACCGAAATACGCTCCGTCTTAGCCATTCCGGCCGGCGAGGATTACATGGGCGAAACGGAATACGTCGGCATATCCGATACCCTCGCCGAAGCGCTCATTCTGGTTCGGGAAGAAGGGTACTCAATCATCGAGGAGGGGAAAGGCGGCTCTTACGATCAATACGATACAGACGATGCCACTGGCATTTTTGGCGATATAGCAAAAGGCCGCGGCATCATTTGCATCACGGTCGAACCGTAACCCGCGCAGCCTAGCAGCGCCACACACAGGAGAGGAAGGATGACAAACAAATTAAAACGCCCATATTTAGCGCAGAACAACATCTGTGATGCGCTAAACCACTACACTAGAAACTTTTCTACTCTCGATGAAGCGCGAGAATTTCTCAAAACACACGGTGGCGGCTCTATCAAGAATGCCAACAAGGCTTATGCTTTCGTCGAGAACGTTGGCTCAGACGGATCATTCATTCTCCGTACCGAAGACTCTTCGGGTAAGCGCCGCCTTGTGTCTCCAGAAGAGAATCTACGGACAATGATTGCAATCGGGGAAGCTATGGATCGGCGCGATAACGAGGATGCCGATTACGAAGAGGACGAGGAGGAATGGCTTCGAGAAATTGGTCTTATATAAGATCGGCCCGAGCCGCGCAGGGCTCCCCGCTACCTGCCGTATTCCAAGCACCCTTGTGGTGGCGTCCATACCCCCTCTATAGGGGCGTCGCGCGTCATTCCACAAAGGTGCCAGAGAATGACCTGTAGCGGCGTCGTTCGACATGTCCGGTATCGCTGTGCTCGACCCCCTGTATGGCGGCATCAGCCAGCATGACGACAGCCTCGGATACAACCCGCTCTGACAATCTCGCTGGTCTCCGGCCTTGGCAGCCACTATAGCGGCAGCCGGCATTTTCACAATCGGTGCGGTCAACGCATTGCATGGCGGCACCGTATCATAGAGATTATATCGAATTGGCAGACCGCTCGACGGGCTAGGTGGTAACGAGCCTATCGCTCCATAGTCATCGCTGTCGCCCGCACATGGCGCCATCCGTCGATGACCGCGCTCGGTAGCAAATGCCACACAAGATGAGGCGACTTTGCCTCCTCACCCATTGTGACCTCAATCATTGCTAGGTATAGCTGCTCGGCCTGGTTGTCGTACATGCAGGTACGGCAGCGGTTACGAACCGTCCTCCGGCCAATACGCTGCGGCAGATAGCCGGTGCCGCTGCATCGCGCGCAATACGCCATCGCGATGCTCCTGGTCGTAGCAATTAGGCAAAATCGCCTACGTCGAGCCCCGCAGCAACTGCGCGCTCAAGCCGCTCGATCGCCCAAATAAGCGCGGCACGCTCACGGGCATCATAGGCCCACTCCCAGCCGACAGATTTCTTGGCCTCGACGCGCGCAGCTAAGTACGCCGCCCGGTCGCGGAGAACGTCGAGGTGCATGATTGGTTTACTGACCTTGCACGTTCGCTGGCTCGCCGCTTCTCTTGGACACTCTTTGCTATGTTTTCTGCGGCCCAGAGCGGCTGCAAATTCTCGAGCGCACAACACGCAAAAAATTGTTTAGGATCACGAAGATCAAAATCTGATCTCGGTCGAATATGGTCAATATGCCACTCGCCCCAATTCGCCCAGGTCATACCAGGACGAAATTGCTTGGCGATATGCGCCATTACCTCATCGACAGTGTAGGGAAGATCCCCAATCGAGGTATCTAGTCGCTCCCCGTTTAGCCTTCTATGAATGGCCTGTGTGACGATAATTTTTGCTCGGTCTTCTGCGCGCTTTTGCGAGGACAAGCCAAAGATCGGCAATAAATCGCCTTCCTTTGCAAGAATCGGCCTAACCTTATCCCATGATAAATTCGACCGCACGTTGGCATTGGATACCCAAAACTCAACGCGCTTATCAGGATATTCTGACCTGAGTCTAACAACCTCCGCCTCCGCCAGAAGCAGAGATGTCCGCTCAGCCACAAATGCGATTTTTCCAAGAAAACCGGCGCAAACCGTATACATGCGCCTCATATCGGCAAATCGCTCTGATAGAGCGACAGACCATCACCGGGTGTGGTTGCCCATCTCTGACCCGAAAACCGTTTTCGGATAGAGTTGCCTTGAACCCGCAAATAACCGCTATTCCCCACAGTGTCAACCCCCAATCGCCCGCAATTCGTGAGCATCGACCGTCCATTTGACAGTACGCCCAAACATCATTCCGCTGACGATCGCCTTGCCGCCATCGGTCAGGTCGTCAAGCACCGCCATCACGCGCCGGCCCATCGCCTCAAATTCGACACTATCGCCAACCGACAAGTCCGTGCGCTTGACTGTCGATCGCGGCGTCGGTGCCTCGTCAAATTGCCCAGCGTCTTCGTGGTTCCGAATGGCCCTGACATCCACATCGACCAACTCGACCACTCTTCCGGCGGAGCGCATCAATCCCGATACACCATTGATCGGAACTTGGGGCCAACCCCGCCAATCGGACACGAACAAATACCCAGGGAACAACGGCCGCATAATCGGCTGCCCGCGACGATCCGAGCCATGCGGTCGTAGCAGCTTACGATAGCGCGGCAGATAGACGCGATAGCCAGCTTGCCGGAGATTCCGCTCAGCGAGCTCCTCGGCTGATGGCCGAGCTAGGCAAATGACCCAGTTAGGCGATGTTTCCACGATTAGTAATACTCCGGTTGCATCGATTTTTCTTGCCTAAAATCCCGCTTCATGCGGTAGTCTTCCCAAGTTCGCGCCGATCCATCTCATCCGGGACCAAGGCGAAATGCTTGCCGACGAAGCGGCTTAGCGGCAAGCCGGCCCTGTTGGACGAACGACAGGCGGCCTCGGCACCGTGATGCCGGGTAAGCGCCCCGCCATGTGCGGGGCGTCTGCATTTCAGGTTATATTTCTCACCTAATGATTTGGGCCTCAAATAGCTTCTGCTGCCGGAGCGGCACGCGTTCGCTGGGTGTCAAGAGATCATTGGACGCTCCAGCAACAGAACTCTCGTCACCAAGTAGCGTGATACTAGACAACCTCATGGTGGCCTATCGGCAATTGCCCGGTGGTCCAGCATCACGCATTCAGTGGCGGAGAGAAAGGCAGCAGGCGCTTGGTCTTTAGACACAGCAAGCTCGGCCTTGTTCTCCGCACAAGGTTGCTGGCCAGACACGGTTCGGGTGGTCTTTCGACAGGTGGTCGATGGCCCGGCCAACATCTCGTTCTCGCCTCAGCGAGTGTTCACGCCAGCACGCCATGCGCGCCACAAATCCTTTAGCAACCGCTTCTCGACATAGCGGCGTGCTCGATTGTCGATGTGTCCAAGCGAACGATATTCTGCTTGCTTAGCCTTCGGTATTTTAGCTGCTGGCGCGACGATTAAGCCGTCAGCCTCAGCTCTCGCACTCTCGTACGCTTTCCGATCTAGATAAATCTGCCGATACGGACACTTGACATGCTTCAGCATAGCGTCACCGATAGTGTACAGCCGAGACCGGCGGACCCTATTGTAGCCGTGCACTTCCCAGTCTGCCTTGGCTGCGGTTTTCGTTAATCCACCCTGGCGCTTTCCATCGATTACCGCGACACCCATACGCTTCCATAATTTCCCTGGGTTCGCGTAGTTGCCGAGATCACCAGCCTCACCGATAATAATCGCCAATCCTTTTGGTCCAACCCCATGAATACTATCAATCCACGCCGCGACAGGAAGTTGTTTAGCGAGATTCGTCATGGCTCGGGTTGCGGCGGCCTCAAGCTCATCGGTACGCCCTCGCATCTCAATCTGAGGAACAACGATATGAGCATATTGCCGCAAGCTCTCTGCCATTTCCGGCATAACAACAAGATTCTTTCGTCGTTCGGTATCGCGGGCCATTTTTCGAGTTGCTTTAACATACTCCTCGCCCGCTTTCATAATTTCTGCTGCCTTGGATTTGATGGCGTTACGCCTGGTTACTGGCTTACTGAGCGTCCACCCCAGCGCAGTGCGCAAATACGAGCCAAGGGAAAGGTCAGCTCGCTTGCGTTGCTCCATCCAGAAGCAACGCTCACGATGTGCGGCACGAATTGCAGCAATGGTTTCGGCAAGCGCGGGGGCGCCCGCCCTCTGGGTATCGGTAGTATGATGGCCCCCGTCGCTTGCCGATTCCTCGCCTTCCAAAGTGACGGCAGGCATGGCTTGGGTATCATGCCGGGTCTGGCCCTCGTCCCGGAGGGGTTCATAACCGCCAAGCGCGAAGGCGTCATCCGCATGGGTGTCAGCCGGCCTATGGCCCTCAACACCTGGCGATTCTTTACCTTCCGAAGAGAAGACAGCGGACTTCAGGGTTGCACCTGAGTGTTGGTCCTCGCCCCGGATGGTATCTGTAATTAGGTGCTTCATCACGCTGCTTCCACCGCTTGAGCAACTACGCTGCGCAATTCCTCCGGCAAACTTATCAATCCACTGCCGGCAAACACGGCCGCCTGCTGCTGCATCATACGAATTTCAGATGACGTGAATATATCGCCACTCGTGGTTGCACTATTCATCTGCTCGTGATTAGCCGGCAACCGCGTCTCGGCAATACGGATCAGGTTATATGCAACCGAGTTCCGTCCGACAGCTCTAGCGAGCCGCTCGCGCGTCATGTTATAATACCTAATTTTTATGTCATCGAATAACTCACTACCACCACGATGATCCGGAATATAAACACCCGACATGATCTGAGCAGATCGCTCTTTGGCTCTAGTCACGGCATTGATTTGATGTTGCGTTGGACCTTCGGGCGACAGCAGGACACGCGTTTGGTGGGCGGCAACGCGAGTTTGGTCCTTGCCGTCGTCCGAATTGGCACCAGCCGGCACGGGGGCAGCGCTCCCGTGGGCGTCATGGGCATGATGGCCCGTCGCGCCGACTGGATTAATCTCCGGCAACGGAGAGACATGCACGTCCTGGGCATCACCGCTCGCATGGTCCGTCTCATTGCCGGAATAAAGTTCCGATGCCGGAGAGGCAGCAGCGATATGGGGCTCACCGAGGACTTGGCCTCGTCTGGCATCGGAATTGGTATCAGCGGGAGTGGGAGCATGCTTCCCATGGGGATCAGCAACGAGTTGGCCCCGCACTTCTGCTGAACTCATATTCGCCGCGCGTTCCTTAGCAACAGCGACAAGAAATTCTCTCAACGGCCCTTCACGAAACATCTGCCCGCTCGCCATACCAAGCCACGTATGCGCCGCACGCGCGGGATCGGGCTGCTTGTTCAGAGCCAATTTTGCAATATCATGGCACGCCGCCGCAAAAGCAATATGTGCGGGAGACAGGCCAGCTCTCTCAAACGCTTCCTTCAACATCTCATTCGCCTTTCTTGCGCTGGTGCAGTTTCCGCAAGCAGGAGGGCAGCTGCATGATGGGTGTCGCGCGCGATATGGCCCTCGCCGCTCGCGGAACTCGGTATGGTGGCATATTTCCGCAAGCAGGAGGGCACCCCAAGGGTGGGTGTCATGCCGGTGGCGGCCCTCGCCGCTCGCGGAACTCGGGATAGTGGCGTATTTCCGCAAGCAGGAGGGCGCCCGTCCACTGGGTATCACCTTTCGGATGGCCCTCGCCGCTCGCGGAACTCGGGATAGTGGCATTTTACAACCGACTATAAATTTTCCCACGGCGTGGTCGCTGAGTGGCCTGAACAGAGGGAAGCTACCCGTGCATCGCTTTTGACCCTAACGCGCACCAGCGAGGCTCCTGCGCCTCCGCAGGACACATCCTGCTCCCTGAGATCCCCCGCGCAAACTCCGCACTGCTTTGGCCCGCCCGCCCGCCGGCATACGCCGCGATGTTTTTGCGCCGGGCAGCGCATCTCGGCCTCGCGGCGGCGCTGAGCAGCGGCTATGGCGGCGAGGCAGCCGGTCATGGTGTTTCGTCCTCGTCATCCCACTCGACGGCCTCGGGCCTTCTACCTGTAATCGCCTCCATAGCGTCCTCAAATGAGGAATACCGTCCCGAATTGACAGCCTCATTGGCCTGTCGAACATTTGCAAAAAACCCGCGCATCATCTCCGCGAGTTCCGGGTCCGCGTCCATCGATTCTTGAACTTGTGGAAGAATAACGATCTCAAGTTCATTTTCATTGTCAATCATGTCTCGTCTCCCTTGCCCGCCGCCTTATCGATCGTCGGCAGCAACCCCGCTTCCACACACCGCCGCCGGACCCCGCAGCACGGCGCCCAATAGCCAGGTGGGTCATGCATGCATACGGTCGGGTCGCCTTCCTGGCAAACGATGATACCAGGCAGCGCAGCATAGAAGCGAACGAGCTTTTCTGACGACTCCCGAGCCTCCCCTTCGAACGAAAGTGCTTCACGGGCTAACTCCGTATTCGCTAAACGGAGTCGCTCGACCTCGCGAATACACGCGGCTCGTGCTTGGTCGCTCTTGGTCGGCAACGCTCGCCAGGCGAATTTCTCGTGGTACTCAACCGCCTCCTCGTAGGTCATCTCAGGCATAGCCTGCGCGCGCTTCGGCCCGATGTCCTCGCCGCCTTGCCGAGTTGGGTCGACCATGCGATCGCTCATTGCTCTCCATCCCGATCATGCTCGATCGGCCCGTTCGGATCGGCTGTGCGCCAGTCAGGCCATTTACGTGCCTCGTTCTTCACCTACTTCACATGAAGCGCGACGACAATTGCCTCCGGCGAGTGCCCCGCACGCCAAGCGCCATCGATGGCGAGTATAATCACATCGATCCACTCGGTCACATCGGCGGGCTCGGCCTCGATCTCGTTCAACTCACTGCGAATATGAGCGAGTAAGCCAGCGGTGCGCGGGCCAGGCCCGAAGGTACGACTCGACCATTCGATTTGTCGGCCGATGTACTCAACGAGGTTGCTGCCGGGATCATGGTTATCGCTCATTTACCAGCTCCTTGTTTCGGACCTCAACAATCTCCGCATCCGGCCATAGGTTTTTCACGGCATCGACCTGGCGGATCTGGAAATACATTGCCGCTACCTCCCGAGGAGTGAGCCATCGTACCTCGTCGCCATATTTCTCCCTCACCCACTCCGGCGCTATCTGCTGTCGCCCAATAGCAACAATAACCTGGCCAAACTCACCAATATGTATTGCATCATCGGTTATGCCTGACTTCTCCATTGCCGTGATCGCCGCCGCCCACCCACGACACATCGCCTCACCGTGCATAACAATCTCGCTATCCGTGCCGGTCACGAGCGACTCATGAAACATGCCGCGCTGATCTTCCAATGCCTCGTGCAGATCGGGCGCCTCGCGGAGCAATGCGTTCATCGTGAAGCGTGCCTCGAATTTGGCGGCAGCATCGGATTGCTTGGCGAGCATGCGGTCGCGGAGGGAGAGCGGCGGCACAACAATAACCCGATTATCACGCCGCGATGACTGAGGCATTAGCCTGTCTCTCCCTCACCCAACTTCTGATAGAATATCTTTCCAGCAGCCGTCGCGCCCACAACATGGCTCAAACCGCCCCATAGTGGGGTCAGTGGGGTCAGTGGGGTCGTTCTGCCCGTTTCTTAGAGAATCACGCATGAAATACGTCTTACGTGTATTTTTCGGATTCATGCATTTATTTTGAATTTTCGCGCGTAGCGCTGAAACGACCCCACTGACCCCACTGACCCCACTATGATTCGGGGTCAAGACTGCAAAATTCGCCACCGTAAAACCCCTCCCATAGCCTTTCCCGAGCCATGCTCGAACCGTAACCCGTTGACAACACGACCCTTATTCTTTCCGAGCCACTTCCCGAGCGTCACCCCGTTGATTCCGCCCCTCTGATCACCCGCGACCGCCTGCAACGCGTCAAATAAATCCGGATATTTGCTCTCGACCTTGGGAGATCCGTCATTTTGGGGCGTCGAAAAATTCGATTTTGCGACCTCGATAATCCGCTTGACGGTCGCTTCCGCGATGCTCTCCGCCTTCGCGGCGCTATCCCATTGCGTGAGCATCTCGGCCAAAGCCAGCAAAACTGGGTCGGTGTTCCTGACCTTTTCCATCGTTTTGACCGGATCTGGCTCGTCTAGCCACATCAGGGAATCGCGGATAAGCGAGGACCATTCCTCATACGAACCGAGTGGTTTTGTGTCTTGATTTGGCTTACCAGCTACAACAAAAGCCCGCAAAATGGTAAGACACGCACGCACGTAAATAGCGCGCCCCGTTCTTATTGTATCAAGAGGATCTGATTTAAAATCCAGTTCTTCTGGTCGTTCAACTTTGGGGTCCAGCCGCGCCACGATAGTTCGTCTGGTTACGTCACCTTTCATAATAAGGTTGTTGCCATTTGCTGAAAATAGCGCTGTACACGGTATTGTTGGCTGCTCGGATCGCCCAAGAATACGTATTTGTACGCTGTCTTGAGTTAAACATCTACAGAGTAATTCTCCTCCTAATGGACCTTCAACATTATCGAGGTTTATTATAGGATCGCCCGCCAATAATGCAGCCCCTAGACGTTTCTCGAACTCCTCTTCCGTTTGCCCCGTTCCCATTGATGCAGATTCGTGACCTGTCGCTATCATCGAGGCACAGTCTACAAGTAATGACTTGCCTGACCCTGGAACTGGAGCATCAAAACCGTGTAGTGGAGCCCGCGCTATTGCATGACGGCTGCAGGCAGTCAACATAAAAGAAAGAGCAACAGACCGGCTGGGAGACTTATTATTCTTACATTGGTTCCCATCACTATCAACAAAAGGAAACTCGGATATCAGATCACACAGCACCTTGAGAGCGGCTTGCGCATTCTCCTTTTTTGGGTTTGTCAACAAGCGTGCGTATTCGCATGATGGCTTATACAACAGCCCGGTAATCGCATCATATCCTGGAGTCTCTATCACGGACCCGTCCGGGCGTAACGTGGGTGCATCGGTGATTCCGGATATAATTGGAACTCTCCAGTTTCCGCATCTTTCAAGATACGCTTTAGCGATATTCTCGGGACAGTTTACGGAAACATATTCTTTCTTTGATTTGCTGAATTGTTGAAAGTCAATTATACGTGTTAATCTGTCAATAAGATGCATTATTCCTATTTTCACGATACGCCATGCCATTCTCTTTTCGCCATTGCGGATATTGATTGGCTGAAACACTGGCCTAACTAGCATGCCACCACGTTGGAAAATTTCCGCGTCATGCTCAATAATAAGTATGTCAACACGGTCCACGATATCCGACAAACCGCCTCCCGTGATCTCGATTATGGGCAGGCCGCGCCCTGCTGGCGCCTTGTCCCAGATGCGCTGTAATTGCCGAGCGTCGCCCTTCTCTTGATACCATCCCTCTATTTCTGGATCAGCCCTCAGCGCCTTGCACATTTCGTCGAATGTGGAGCCACGCTTCCGCAAGCTAGCTCCCAGGCGATAGGCTTTTCCCGACCGAGAGTCATCCTTGGGCCGCCCTCGCGGCCTTGGGCTGTCGCTCTCCTTTTCTTCTGCCGCTGCCCCGGCGAACCGTGGCCCGTAATCGGTCAGCAGCCACAGCAGTTTTTCGACACTAACCAAGGTCAAATCGCTGGGCGTCCAGTCAATGTGTTCCTCGGTTACGGCAAAATAGCGATTGCCAAGATAGACCTCGATCGCAGGCGGATGATCCTTGCCGGTGCCGCGCTTGAATTGGCGTCCGAATTTCGCCATGCCGAGCGCTTCGCGCAGTTTGGGCAAATCTTCGATGCGGAGTCTAAAAAACACCTTCGCGCCAGTCAGACTGGGCGATATCTCGGTGTAAGACTTGAACTCCCGCATAACATTGATGGCCCATTCTTCGAGGGTGCCATCATCCTTGCGGCATGTATCTAGATCGATACCGCATAGGATCTCGCCGTTGCCTAGATCACCAAGCTCGATCCCTATCCCGCCCCCGGCACCATTGACGATCACGCCAGCCTTGGCTTCCGCCTCGGCCCGCGTGCCCCATGTCGATGGATCATTGGCCTCTGCCTTACGGTCGCCGCGTGGGCTGTAAGGCACCTTCGTAATTTTCCCGCTGCGTTCTTCGTTGCGCCACGCGACCCAGCGTGGCAGTTTTGTAAACATATCTAATGTGGTCATGACAGCCTCTTGATCACGCCGCTACCGAGGCGGGTCCGTGTATGTATAGGCGTGCTTCGGCCACCTAAATGTGTACTCCACTGACGTTCTGCGGACATCCTGAACTCCGGATCTCCGTTCCAATGCCTATATATTAGGCCAACCCTGAATAGTCCGGCGAGGCGCTCTGACCCACCATGCCAGTTGATTGAATATTGAATTATTCCTGACGGCGCCGCTTCAGACGGAGCGGGGAATACATAAGCGCGAGTCAGGCGACATCCAAATACGGGAGCGAGTCTGGGCCTCTTATCAATAATTTCACATGATGTGTAATCTATCGCTTGCTTTAATGCTTTATTGAAATTACCAATTCCTTGAGTATTCGCCTTTACCTCAATTCCGAAAAGGTCGAATGGAAACTCTCCACTTATCCATGGCTCGGGCGTCGCCAGGAAATCAACCCGAAGCCGATTGCCTGTCTCGACATGACGGAGATGAACTTCTCGTTCAAGTCGAAACCACGAAGAAATCCATTGCTGGAGATATTCATGAGCATCGTCCTCATTAGGAAATACTGGTTGTTCGACGGTGCTCATGAGATTCCTAGTGCGGAGTCTAATCGGGCGGAGACGTATAATCCCTGTCTCCGCCCTTATTGATTCTAGAATCGTGGTGAGTCGTTGCTGCTAGAATGGGATCTCGTCCTCGTGGAGGAGGCTGTTGTGGCTGTTGTGGGCTCCACCTCTTGCGTAGGGTTTGCTGCACGCTGACCCGCCGCTGGCGAGCCCGGTTTCCCAAGGCTGGGGTCATCGACATCCACGCTCGGATTATCCGCGTCTGTCCAGCCTATGATCGGCAGCAATGGGTTGTATATTTTTCCAAACCTCTTGTTTGCGTGCTCGTAACTCTCGCGCTGCAATTCGACAATTGGCAATAAATGCGGTTCCATACGATGTTTTGGACCGAACGCTTTGAGCAGTTTACCGATCGCTTTCTCACCACCCTTTGATGTTGTTGAAAAGCTGTAGACCTCGCTGTTTGCTGGGTCGCTCATTTCCACAGAATACGTAAGCACCCACGGATCTTGCGGATCACCTCTGTCGTCGCGCTCCCATAGACTTTCGTCGGAATCACTAAGTTCGTCACGCGATTCTATTCGACGCCTCTCTATGAGAAGTGCCATTCGGTTTTCAACTGGCTTACCTCCACTCCAACGTACCCAACCAAGCTGCATCCCTGGTATATTAACAACAAGGCGCTTCCCGAGCCGTAATTCTTCTTTATTCTGACCAGCGATATATTCACCCTTGCTGAATTTAAGGAATAATCCGCCATCAAGCTTCGCCCCCAGCGCAGCATACGGATCGATTCTGGTATCCAGTAAATCTTGTCCTGTCATTTTCCTGTTTCCTAATTACAGATTTGCGGCTTCTGCAAAAGTTCGTTGCGCACTAGCGATGCGTGTCGGTTCGATGGGCTCGGCCTGCTTGCCGATCGCGAGTGCGCCTTCCATCGCGGCGATAATCGCGGCAGTGCCAGGGGCACTTTCGGCGATCCTCGAGGCGGCATGCTCGGCGGCCCATGCGACGTTGATAGGGGCGGCGGCAGCGGCCCACTTGACGGCAGTCGCGGCAGTCCCGGCAGTCAGGGCGGCGGTGACCGCATTGGCGGCGGCGGCAGTCAGGGCGGCGGTGACCGCATTGGCGTCGGCGGCAGCGTTGGCGGCGGCACTCGCGGCCTCAGCGGCCTCTTTCAGCGAACCTCTGAACCGCCGCAGTTCAGAGGCCATAATCGTTAGCCCCGCCGCATCGAGCGCTATCGGTGCGAAAACGCGAACCGCTTGCCACGCCAGATATTCGGCGCGTGGCTGAACGGCTTCGGGATCGACCGTGCCGACAAGTCGCGGGATAAATATCTTGAGCCGTTGCCGCCCCTCATGCGACATGGCATCATTAACCCCGCGCCCGAACGCCGCCAGAACCGGGCAGACGCACGGCGGGTGATCGCCAAGCTCGCCGTACTCGATGTAAGATACCGCATCTAGAAGGCACGCTCCATCACGCGGATCACTGCTGTTCCCTTTCCGTAATTCGAATCTCCAGATGTCTGATAGGTCTTGCTCTGTCATTTTCCTGTTTCCCAGTTTCTATTTGCAGTTTATGCGGGGGAGTGCCGTGCAGGGGTCGAAGATCCCTGTTTCTTTATGAGAGCTAAGCTGCGAGAAATGAGCACTACGACGGCTAGTGCTCCGAAGCTCTCCTCCCCCGCATAATCGTTAGGCCGTCACGGTCTCCGCATCGGCCCCGTTGGCGCTATTCTTGGTGCGAGGCCCACGCGGCTTGCCGGCGTCGGAGCGAAGCCCGCGGGGCTTACGAGAAGTGGGTGTCTCGATCAGGAGTGAATAGCTGCCTTCCTCCAAATCGGACGCAGCGCGTTCGCTGATTGCCTCGTATATACCTTGCACCGCGGTAATAGTAGCGGCGTCTTCAAACATCTCACCTGCGAGTGGTATTTTGAGTTCTATTACAAGTTCTCTGTTGCTCATTTAATTATCAACCTCTCTGATTGTGAGCCGGTCTTGTAGTACGGTGCTAGATCAATGCCGGCCGCCTTGATCGCGTCGATGTCCAGTGTTGCCCGACCATTTACGATCGAGTATGACACGGACCATTCGTCGCCCACGAACCTGCGCACATTGATCTGCCGCAGGAATTGCTTGATACTCTCTGATGCCTCGGCATGGGAAACCTTTGCCTCGGCCTCGATAGCGGCAAGCCGCCGCTCTTCATCGCGTAACCCATGCAGTTGCTCGGCGATGTCATCGCTAATAGGATCTGAGCGTTTCGGGACCCCGGTGATCGTCACGGTGGCGCAATGCGAAGCCCAGGCGCACCACTGACACTCGCCGCCCCCAGCAGTTTTTCCCTCCGGAGGCAATTCCAGAGCATCTCTCGCCGTCATGATCCGTTCGGCGCGGGCATGGGCGGCAGCGTAGATGCGGGGGTTGAATGGAATAACAAATTCGGTGATTTTGTCCCAGAATGAGGCATCCACATAAGACAGAATGCTATTGTCTGGTTTGTACTCGGTGCAATCGCGGATCAGCCCCATCTGCGCCTGTACTTGAAAATGGTGCGAAGATTTCTCTTTCGAGATGTCGGCGCGCGGATCTATTGACTTACAGTCTAGGTTAATACAGATATCAAACGCCTTGCTTACAAACAATCCGTCAGTTGTGGCAGAAAGATAACCTCTCTCTAATGTTTTCTGATCATTGCCGGCAAACAAAAGGCTCTCACCCTCATCTAGAGTGGCCCTCAGCCCTGGCTCCCAATAGTGCTCCTCAATCACATTGCCGCGCAGCCGCGCTCCGAAACCGTCCTCATAATCAGCATCACGAGGCGCATTCTGTTTAGAAAAGAATGTTTTTCGAGCACATTGCCCAATCTCGCTCGCGCCGACAGTCTTGCTGCGGTCATGTGCCCAAGTCTTGTTTAGGGTCGCGGCATATCGGTGCAGCCTATCGCTGATCGAGATGGTCATATCGCCGGCACCCCGATATGCGCGCGATATGCCTCACAGCTTGGGCATAAGCTGCTTGGTGGATTAGCCTGCCGTTTGCCACAATCGTGACAAGCCCGCACAAATAGACCGGCTGCATCACGGAGTTGTTGTTCCCAATGAAATGCGTACATCTCGAACTCGGCGTCTTCATATTCGGTGAGCGTGCTCATATTCCTATAATTCCCTTACATATCCTAAACACGCAATCCGGCTCGCCGGGAACAGGATCGTCGAATGGAACGAGTCCGGACTTAATACGTATCCGCACAATGCGCTCGCCGAGGGCTGATAGCGCGGCGGCGCGAATATCATTAGACGCAACACAAAGCCATTTCTCGTTCTCTGTTCGCCAATAGGCGATCATGCGTTCTGCATCGTTCGGGCCGAAGTGATTAAGAGTCGCCACCAGCTTGCGGAGATGAGTTCCGTGCAGCGGGTCGGCGCATAGCTTGGCAAACTCCGCTTGTCTGGCCGCGCGATAGTTGCGATCAAGCTGGTGGCGCTCGGCGGTGACTTTATCGAGGGAGGATGTGATCATGCCGCCCACCGTAATTCTGTTGGCCCCTCAAAACCATGCTGCCATACACACCAGCAATAATCGTCAGTACCATTGCGTGCTGGTATATCGGTATCACCGGGCGGCATGCTGGGGCGCCTGGACAAAACAATTACCGTCCTGGGATGGTGTACCCCATACAGTGTTTTCAGTCTGTTTTGTCCCGCTAAAAACGGCAGCCGCACCACGACCGCAACCTTGCGTTCAGCTACGGCCAGAGCGTGGTGAATGAATTGCTCCAGCAATTTATACGGCGGGTTGCTGACGATGTTCCGGCGCGGTCGATTGTCCGTAAAGAAGTCAATGCCGCTTTCACCAAACCGTCTTTTGCGAAGATCAGATCCAGTTGCTTCCAGCCAACGTTCTCTCGCGACCGTGGGGATTGTACCACCGCCACAGCACGGATCATGGATCGATCCATAGAAATGCACGGTATCGAATAACAAATGTACACACCAAGCCGGCTCTACATAGTAGTCGCTATCCCACCGCTCGCGAGCATGCTGACTGCGTAGGAGTCCTGGGAGCTGGCTCATGCCCAGTTCCCTTCCGTCTCTGGTATCATCTGCCCCCGCCGCCAATATCTTGGGAAGGCGGCGGTCGGAGGTCGGGGTCGCCTGGTTTGACTGATGCGTCAAATGGTATATTTTCAGATTCGGCCATTCTCTTAAATGTGTAAAACCACTGGGTTTCGCTTTCTATCACACAGACAAGCTCCCAGCCCACGGCGCCGAGTTCATTGAGAGTCTCGTCGGTGAGCGCGGCTATCTGGCTAGCGCGGACTGTTCTATATTGCCACTTCATCATGGCTGTTTCCCACTTCCGCAGTCCGACCGCAGCTTGGCGGCGCGCCACACCGCCATGAGGATTTGCAAAATGCGATGCTCGGCGGTCAGGTTTGCGAATCCACCGAGCATTTCGAGTTGTTCCGGCGACCAATCTGCTGGCGGTAGAATGGCAACAGCCTTATTGCGAGCCACGGACAGCAACAGCCGATTGTTAGCAACCCGGCGATAGTCATTGCGCGCCTGTGGCGTGATGCTCAGCCAGCATTGCTCTGGCGTGTCATCGCGGGCCGCGATAAATGAGTACCCGGCCCAGCATAGGGCGCAGGCGAACGCCTCTTGGGGCGTCCAGACGATATCGTCGGCGGTGTTTGCGGCGGTGGGCTGGTCGTTCTCTACCACATCGTCACTCCCATCGGCTCGCTTCAGCAAGCAGCAGCCGCACGATCTCTGCCTCTATCGCCTTTGCGTTGACTTTGACGTTCAGCTTCGCCGCTACATGCACCAATATCACCGTGCGTCTGGACTGGTTCGGATCAACGTCCCAGAGAGCCATCGTCATCGCAGCATCGAGCATGGCGGCCTGGCGGGTCATGGTTTCAAAACTTGGTAAGTTTGTGAAGTATCGAATATCGCCAGCCCATCTCGATTAGCCTTGAGCCAGCCATTTCGAATAAGCGCCTGAGCGCATTTGTTTGGTACTTCCGGGCCGCCGTCGATCGTCCACAGGGGATCAGCATGATCAGGCCGCAACGTTTTGATGAGCCGGCTCCGCGCGATCTGTTTCAGAATTGCGGCTTGTTGAATTGTAGGCTTCGGTGTCCTTTTGAGAGGGCGCTTCGGCATTTCATTCACCGCCTACGCTGGTCATAGAATTGCTTTCTCGAAAGAATGCAGCAACGTCCTTCCAGGGCTGATAGCGCGCCGTCGCGGTCCAGTATGCCGCATCTGCTTTTGTCCAGGGATCAATTGGCACATCCATTCCCGTAACGCCGGCCGCGTACATCTCAGCCTGAGCGGCGCAGGCTTGGTAATAGGAGCCAACGGCGTCGCGCTCCAGTTCGGCTTGTGTCAGCGGATCGGAGGATGTATCCGTCATTGTTAAGTTCCCTTTTTGCCGTCGCGCGCCTGCCGCAGCGTTATCTCAAGATCAGCGATGGCATTCCATGCGGCCTTCTTCTTATGAATAAGAGGTGATTCTTCCTCTTCGCCGATTCCGACCAGCCCAAACAGGTGCCTTAACAATGACGGCCGATAGTCACCCTTGACGAGCGGCCCGCGCTCGTAGTCATGGCACTCTGCTATCGCAACCATCGCGAGTGGAAACTGTTCGATGAAGCAGAGCAGGTTTGGCGATTTCCCCGCGCGTTGGGCGACTTCCTTTTCTTTTAGAGCTGGATTATACCCGAGCTGAGATGGCGCCACGACAGCTCGTTCTCTACCTGCGCGTTCGGCAGCCAGAAGAAGCTCACTATTATCCACTGGCAGTTGGGGCGCACGCTCCCTACCCGCGTGTGCGGCAGCCTTAAGGGCATCCCTTTCTTTATCGGAAATCATTCTTTATTCTCCGTCAGCGCGTTCTCTGGTCCGCGCCGGATGCGCCCATCAAAAAGTGGCAGTCCGATAATTGTTCTAGAATTTGCCGGCCATGGAGGCGGCATATCTTCTGGAATCATCTGTAATGCCATTAGTCCGCTTTTTGTCTCACCGACGTGACGAAATCCAGCCTTCTTATATGTCCATCCCCAAGTTGGTTTCCCACGAACGATTATAGGCCGAACCTTTTCGCGGTTAATAAACGTAATAATGCCAAGATCGGGTGCTTGTGTATAATGGGCGAGTGTTGCGGCAACAGCTTGACGAATCAATTCGGAGGCAGTTCCGGCGCCCTCAGAACGGAAGGCTGAGCATACCCATGCGCCTGCCCAAGCGTGTTTGACATATTTGGCAATAGGAGCCGACGTTACCCAAAAGGCGCGTCCGCAATCTGTTAGAAACACCGCACAAGAACCCGGCGGAACAAACTGTGGAGATCCATGTTTTTGTCGGTTGTAATGGCGGTCGGCGAGCGCCCGCGCTGCAGGGTCAGCCCGATGGGACACGCACCATCGTTGCTCAAGACAATCTCCGGAAAGAGGAATCATTCTCCGCCCTCCGCCATAACATTCTCAATCCCGCGCCTGATGCGCTCGGCAGTGATACTCTCGGAGCGAAGCGGGACATTATGCTTGCGGCACGCCTCAAGCCATTCCTCAAGCGTTTCGCATATCTCCACCCAATATCCGCCGAGCCGGAGCTGCTTGTGCAATGCGAGTTGTGCTTGTTCGTGTTCGGTATAGTTTCCGGTTTTTGCCGTGCGGGCTTTCCAGCCGGGGCGCTTTTGCTCAATAAAGCCTATGCTTCCGAGTCCGTTCAAAATGGCCCAATCCGGTATGCTTAGTTTTATTCCCATCTGGATGGCCGTTATACGCCCCCAAGCTGTTGATTGTTCGTTTCTTATGTGTATCGCCATCGCATATCCACCGAGCCCGCCGACCTTTGCCAAATACGCAGCGACCTGCTTTTGCACCTGAGTCTCAGTAATCTTAGGCGCACGGACCTGGCGCTTAGTCGATTTCACTCAGCAGCGTCCGCAAAAGCATACTCACCGAGCGGAGTATCTTTCCACATACCAAGCGCCTTACGATAAAGCTCCAGTAAATTCTGTTGTTCGTCCAGATCGTCCTTGTCCATGCGCCGCTCTCGAACTATCTTTTTCATGATAGGCACATCGAAATGGCTGCCTCTAGCTTCCAGATAGATTTCCTTAATATCGTCGCCGAGTTGTTTTTTCTCCGCTTCCAGCTTCTCAATTCGCTCGATAAATGAGCGCAGTTGGTCCTCAGCAATGCCACCTACATCCGCCATGAAAAACTCCTATGAAGTCGCTTCGGTGGCCACGAACGTTGCGGGCCGCGGTACACGCATCCGGCCGCCGTCTCCCGGATCGCGGTCGAACGCGGCGAACGGTTGGCCGCTCATATTCGATCCGGTTATGTCAGGCCATTCGCCTAACCCTTGGCGGCGCCTCGCAAACCATTCGGACGAGCCTTTCACGGAAATCTCTTGGGCGCACTCTGGCGAACAGCATCGCCGTAAATGATATCTTGTGAAGCCCTCATTGGAGCGCCGTAATACCGGCCTACCACAGCCTTGATAGGCACATGGTGGGTGTTCTCTCTCGGGCTTTACTTTGTATTTACCTGCGCATTTATTCGAACAGAATTGGCGTCTTGCAAATCCGGTATGAGATTCCTTAGCCCGTTTTGTCATCGGCCCCTGGCACTTTGCGCAGGGCAGATGCTCTTCAACTGGCTTTGGGGGCCTGCCGGGGGGATGTTTGTCCTCGGTCACTTTCCACCCTGTTGTTTGTATTTAGCGCTAGCGCACTCGGGTGAACAGCAACGCCGCAGGCGATATCTTGTGTATCCCTCATTGGAGCGCCGCAACACTGGCGCACAGCAGCTTTCGTTAGCGCAGGGCGGGTGTGGTTTATCCAGATCAACTGTGTTTTCGTTCGAGCATTTGGGTGAGCAGACTCGGCGTCCCATAAACTTGCCCTCGGTCATTTTCCGCCCTGTTGTTTCCATATTTGCTCGTATGCATTCTTAGTACGCTTGTGCTTTCGCACATAATCTTTATGGTAACTAATCCGCCTTCTTATAGTTGGTGGATTTGGGTCTGTGTCTAATATTTGATCGAGAGTCTCGGCGTTCCTCATGTGGCGGAGCATCCTGAATCGATGCCAAAGTAACATCAAGCCTGCGAGCCATTTGTTCAAGATGGTGCTCCAGACGCATTATACGAGCGTCTATTCGTTGATCCTCTATATTACGAAGAAATGCATTATCTGGCCTGCTGAATGCCGTGTCGAATGCGTCGCCTAATAACTCGCTCGCTTGTGCAAAACGCCGCGAAGTCCAATGGTCGCCGGCCAGCAAATACGCCGCCATCCGAGCTGAGCATTCGAAAAGGCGAGCGACGGTCTTAACGCGATCTTTTTGCGGCAAAAGTCCGTTAAGCGCGGCTGCCGCCTGCTGTCCGCTGCTGTAGCGCATCACAGACCTTCGCAAGTCGTTGCAGGTTTTTGCAAAGATTTTGCATGCCGTCGCGCTGGCGGAGAGCGGTGCCCGTCCGTAAATTTAGCAACATGAAACACGCTCGCCGTCTGTTCCCGCCCAGCCGGGGGGGTTGCGCAGCATCCGGAGCAGAGGCACGGATGCGCAGCAGACGGCTGGGCGGGACTCGGTGTCATTCAATCGCCCCACGCAACGAACCGGCCGCAACCGACGCAGCGGTCACCCTGGACGCGCCGCCCGTCCCTAAACTCGCTGCCGGGTACGCAGGCATTGAGCATGCACCAGTGCGCGAGGCGATGGATGAGGCGTCGAATCATCTACTCCTCCCCTGCTGCGACAGCAGCGGCCGGCGTGACCCGATTGCGGACGGGCTGATGATGCCCGCACACCCACTCGCCAAAGGCGAGCAGTTGGGCGCGGCACAGGGCGACGTGCTCCGTGCGTCTGGGGTGATTGGCTGGCACCAGCCTGTCGGCCCAGCGCTCGGCTCGGCGCGTAGCCTCGATCTCCCAGCCAGGCACGGTCATGGCCACACCGCCAGCCAAGCGATAACGACGGCAGCGCCGATGACAGCCCATAGCGCTAGGCTTATGGCGACAATGACGAGCGCACCCCAGGCGTCTGGCAGGCGCGTCCCGCCGTGCTCCGTGGAGTCGGCGTGCGTCAGAGTGCGCGTGGTCATACCGTCCTCCCTAATTATGTATAATTATGAGTAGGTTGAAACTGCTCCGGTATACGCAAGTTAAATTGCGCTTTACGAAAACAGAACTGTACGATACGGTACACAAGCGCGCCGAGACGGCCGCACAATGCAAAGTCTTGTCTAATGACACCTATTGGTGTACGTGTCCCGATCGAACGAACAAATGTCGTGTACGCATCCTTCAACAGATACGGTGCCCCCGCCCCGCTAATGCCCGAGACCAGCCGCCAGATAGCACTCGGCCATACGGCCCCGCATCCGAACCCCGCCAACGCCGACGAAATCATTCTAGACCCGGCGCTCATGCGCGGTCTGCCCGGTTGGAAGACCGGAACGCTGAAGGACGGACGCGCTGTCTTAGAGCTATTGCTCGACTCTCCGGAGGGAGAGACGCAACGGTTCCAGCTTCTTCTGGACCGACCAGTTGCGGCCGAGCTTGGGCGGGATGTGATGGAGGTTTCGACGGCGCTTCATATAGAGCCGTCTTAGCCAGCACCTCTGTCGGCGTCCCGGTTTCTTGCGTTCCGATCCCGAGCAGCCGTAAAGCGGCGTCGGTCTCGATGCCCAGAAAGGACGCGAAGACGGGAAGCTCACGGTCCCGAATCCGGCGTTTGCCGCGCAGCAAATCGGAGACCGCTGAATCTCGCGTACCCAAGGCGCGGGCCAGGTCGGTCTGCCGCGCATTGCGTTCGCGCAGAAGTCGCGTGATTTCCTGGCGGTTGACGGCCCTGTCGCCGGCGGCGTCGTTCATGGCCGCAGCTTAGGAAAATCCGAAGTGTGGCGTCAAGCGCTCATTCGGGATTTCCGAAATTCTGCACTGACGACTACTGGCGGCGCTGGTATCTTTGTTGGCTCCGGCGGCGCCTGTGCGGGTAGCGTTGCAGCTGGATCATCTGGATGACGCATTGTGGCTGGGGTTGACCAGGCAACGCTCAAAGCGCTTCTCAAGAGCGTCGAAAAGCAGAAGCAGGATTTGGCGGTCCATCTCGGGATCGCCGCGTCGGCGGTGACTGAAATATTTCAAGGGCGGCGACAGGTTAAGATGGCCGAAGCGCCGCGCATGGCCTCCTTTCTGAAAATTTCGAGAGATGATCTTTTTCGCGTCTTAGGTGTGGATTTACCTAACAGCGATCGGCGTTTAATAATCGCTGGAATAGTGTCGGAGGACGTTATCGTGCTGCGCTCGCCCCCTGGCGACGCCCCGTTAGAAGAGGTGGAAAGCCCGATTCCCGGCTATGATGGGATCGTGGTGCGGATTACGGGCAACTCTATGGCCCCACGCTACCGCCCTGGCGACCTGATCGCCTTCCGCCCAAATGGCGCGCTCCCGGCCGATCTAATCGGTAGAGATGCGGTGGTCGAGACTGAGGATGGCACCCTTCTCCTGAAAATTATCCAGCCAGGCAGTGAACCAGATCGCTACGTTCTACTGAGCTGCAACCCAGCAATCCCGCCAATTGTCAACGTCCAGCTACGCGCGGTGGCTGAGATCGACTGGCATAAGCCGTGACCCCCGGCAGAAAAAAATTCGGATAATCCGAAAATAATCCTTCCGCTTCTCCGAATCTCGCCGTAAGCTCTGGTTCATCAGACCGGCCGCCCTCAATCGGGAGGACGCTATGCGGACAGTCGGGGTAACGCCTCGGCACCGCGGTCTGAGGGGAGAGGGCGATGCGGCTACGGGAGCACGAGTCGGTAAAATCTAAGTACGACGCATTCCGGGTAGATCCGAGGCTTTTGAAAGTCACGGATGGCTATAATGTGCGTGATTTCACAACGCCGCAGGCGATCGAGACTCTTAAAGTCTTAAAGGAGCAGATCCGGGAGAAGGGTGGGGTCATCACTCCCCTTGAGGTCCGGATGATCGGTGATGAGGTCCACATCGTCAGCGGGCATCGCCGGCACCGGGCGGTCATGGAGCTTATCGCCGAGGGAGTCGAGATTGAGACTGTACCCGCTATTGTTGAGGCGAAGATCACCAACGATGCTGAACGCGTCGTAAATCTTTTCCTGCACAATTCCGGCGAGCCCCTTACCATGCTTGAAAAGGCGGAGGGGGTGCGCCGCCTAATCAATATGGGCTGGTCCCGCGAGAAAATCGCCCGGAGGCTGGGCTATAAGACCCCGCAATCTATAGCTAATTTCGAATTTCTGTTGGCCGCTCCCGAGCAGGTCCGCGAAGCGATTAGGCAAGGCGATGTGGCACCGAGCACCGCTGTGGAGCTGGTGCGCCAGCACGGAGACGGAGCAGCGGCTAAGCTAACGGACATTAAGGACGCCGCCAAAAAGCGCGGTAAGTCCCGTGCCAGCATGAAGGACGTGAAGCCGCCCGGAAACTCCGATCCTTATGCTGTCGAGCAGCGTAACATGCAACGCATGGCAGACCACAATAGGGATGCTGGAAAATCGCAAAATGATATGGCCCGTCTCGAGCAGGCTATTGCCGCCATAATGGATATAGAAAGTCGTGGCATAGGCGCAAAAGCAATGGCCGCGGCCTTCGGAACGAGGCGTTCGACTGAGGTCGAAATTGCTACTGATTGGCTTTATGCTTTTTGCGATGAGTTAAAGCGGCGTGAGGCGGCATAGGGGGAGCATCGACAGATGCAAGACGATATCGATATTCGTCGTCGCGAGAACGACATTGCCATTTGGCTTTGCGACGCTCATGAACAAACCGAAGCTCTGCTCGATATTATGGGCGTTTTCAGCAATCCAACACTAGCGCGCATCCGGGCGGCGCTCGGGGCGCTGGCGTCGGCGCGGATGGAGGGTGGTTCATTAGTGCGCCTCCAAGTGCCGCAGAGCAAGAGAACGACCACAGCCGGTTCTTTCGTGGCCTGGTGATCGGGCTGTCAATCTCAGCTCCGATCTGGAGCGTCATCATCCTGTTGCTATGGAGGATTGCATGAACGTCGAAATCCATGAAGACCCCAACGACGGTCGAATATCCGTTAGGGTTGGCGGATACGTCCGCTGGTGCGGTCGCGACCGCGAGATTGCCCATACCATCGCGCGAAGCCTTGGCCACGACTCACCGGAGGCCGCTGAAGACAGGCGCAGTGCCGACGACGACGCGTTACCGCGCGCTGTCGATGTGATGAGGAGAGTGCTTTGAGCGCTCTCGATCATCAGGCTGTTCTGGACGCGATGCCGCCAGCGCAGAGAGCGGCCACGATTGCGCTTAATAAAGCAATCAATGCTGCCCACGCCAGGCGTGAGCGCCAGTGGGAGACGCTTCAGCGAGTCATTACCAAACGCCGCAGAAAAATCGATGAAGAGTACGAAGCGGCGAGGGCGGTTGCATTGGCGGCTTACCGAGCGGCAGAGGATGCCGACGTGTGCGGGAGGGTGCTTTGACCGACACCGATCTGAACGGCCGCTCCTATGCTCGACTTAGCGAGTTAAAGGCAGGCGACAAAATACAAATTGATGGCGATTTTACCTGCATCGAACCCTGGGGCCTGCGCACCGTAAAGCAATCATATGGCAGACTTTATATTGCGTGCTCTCAGGGCGGCCATAACCTTGACGGACAACTTAATGACGACGGCTATCTGGTCGGCGTTTATTGCATGACGGACAAACAGTAAGGAGGGTGCTTTGACCGACACCGATCTTATTACCCGCCCGGACAATGAAGCGAGGGTTATCCGTATTCAGGATGTCCGCGCCGAGGTACACACCGCCCCGCGCATCGTTCAGGATCTCGACGCGGAGGCTGCCGAGCGCCTGCTGTCTCTTTGCGGCTGGGAGTCTAGGCCAGCGCTTGCGTACATCTCGCGGGATGACGCCGGCCGGTATTGGAGCCTGGAACGCAAGCCTGATTCGATCCTAAAGAATGGAGACCCTAATAGCGTGATTTGGCGCCGGGTGTGGGTTCCGCCTTTGCCGGATGGTGATAGCGGTGACTGATCCCATCGATGAATTGCACGCGGCGCAAGAGGTCGCGTTCAAGCTGCTGATGGCGGCTGGCGGTGCTGCGAACATGGCATGGAATACTGAGGACGACGGCGCGGCGCGGGCGGCAGATATCGATTACGACGCAGCTACCCGCGCCCTTGCGACGATCGATCGCCAGCTTTCCGAGTTGACCGGATCATGAGCGCCCAGGACAACCCCGCAGAGCAAGCAGCGGCAGCGCGGCGCGAGCATCTGTCGTTGATTTTGGGCGATCTGTCCGATCTTCCCGAGGAGGTGCTACAGCAGTTGTCGGGCGTCCGCGCCGACGATCTTGAAACTCAAATCTTGGAGGTAATGCGCTCCTGTTACGGCGCCTTCACCCTTGATCAAATACTCATCGACCTCTACCGAAAATATGGGACGGTTCAAAAACGCCGGTTTCTTCAAAACAAAATATATCGTATGTGTAAGAAAGGTTTGGTTTGTCCGGTTCCGGGAAAATTCGCATACAGGATTGTTGACTCGCCCCACGGCAAGGCTCAGCATCCATGAGCGCTAGAATAGTCCGCGTCCGGTTAGTCCCTTCTGATCCTTACAAGGTAATGCGGGGTCGGGCAGTGTTTATATGGTCAGGTGAACATCGCTTGTGGTGGCGCCCACATTACGCGGGATACACTAGCAAAATAGAGGAGGCCGGTATCTATACGTTTGAGGATGCTTTCGCCCATACGCGTCATTGCGGCCCCGAGAAAAAAATCGTCTTCGAGTTGGCAGGAGCTGATTCATGAGCGCCACATCTGATTCCGCGCTGCCCGCCCCATTCAGTCCCGGCAGTGTCACGAAACCGGGGTTTCATGAAACCGCTCCGGATTTCGCCGCGAAACTGAAAGCCACCGAAGATATGGCTAAACGCTACCGGCATGCACTCGTCCAGATAATTAGTCATAGCGACTGCCCAACAGCAAAACGCTATGCATTAGCGGCATTGTTTATAGTCGATCAGGTGAAGGGAGAGAATAATGCCATTTGATCTGGGCCGTAATCATGACGATCCTGGACTAGACGCCACGCGGCTAGCATATGGCGGTACAATCAACGTGCCGGACGAGCGCTATAGCGATCGGCTACTTGCGTGGTTTTACAGATTCCTATACGCGTTGTTGGCGGTAGGCATTCTTGCCGTCGTCTACGGCTATTTTGCGATCACGCCGTGACGCTGATTGTTGCGGGTATATAGGACACGGTGCAGGGGAGGTTGAGCGGTGGCTGAAACGCCCAAGCGCATTCAGCGTAAGCGCACGAAGGGTTGGAAGATGCCCCAAGGCGCGGTCTATGTCGGACACCCAACAGCATGGGCGAATCCGTTCAAGGTTGGCGCGCGTAATCCATTCGGAACGATCACGCAAGACAACCGACACGCCGTCTCTGTGTATCTCGGGTTTGCCCCACAAAGCGAGCGGTTAGTCGTTGCGGCACGAGAGCAGCTTGCGGGCAAGGATTTGGCCTGCTGGTGCGGCCTGTGTGATATGCACGCGGATGGGAGGCCGCTCGGGAGCAACTGCCCGTGGTGTGAGCGGTGCCATGCCGATGTCTTGATGGAGATCGCTAATGCCTGACAACAACACGGGCGATGCGGAGCGGCTGGCCCGAGAAATTGTGAGCACGATCGAGGGGCGGATATCTGCTGATGGGGTGGTCTGAGTGGGCGCACCAAACACTGGTCGATCTTGTCGTGCCGCTAGTTGCGCCTGTTCTCGCCTGCCGCGACGAGACTCTGCGCGAGGCACGCGAGCACAGCGTCGCGCTGGACGAGGTTGTGGAGGCGGCGCGCGATGTGCAGAAGGCGCGGTATCGGTTCGCTCGGATCAGCGCCCCGGTTGAGCGGCGCCTGCGCGAAGCCCTCGAGCGCCTCGACGCTGTGCCCTGTGAGGGGGGCGAACATGGATGATGACGGCGGGAGAGTCGCTCGGGCGCTTGAGCAATCGGTGGAAGAGACGCGACGCTATCTGCGCGCGGAAGGCGCCGCTGCCGAGCGCGCCAGCATGGTGGCTTGGCTGCGCACGGGTCTGATCCGCGTAGCCGGCCAAAATCTGAATGATGCAGCGCTCTTTCGTCTTGTGGCGATGATGGTCGAGCGCGGCGATCACGCCCAGCCCGAGCCGGTGCGGCGGGAGGATGGTATTGCCCGGTAGACCTCCCGATGGATTGCTGCCTGGCGGGAGGCCGGAAGCCGGCCGGCGAGTCGTGCGGCGCAAGTGCGATTTGCGCGCGGAAGGAGCCGCGGCCGAACGCGCCAGCACTGTGGCCATGATCGCAGCGTGGCTGCGGAATCACCCGAATCTGAGCGCTATAATGCGCGAGCACATCGCCGGCCAGATCGAGCGCGGCGAGTACGCCCAGGTCGATCTGGCGCGGCGGGATGGTGGGGAGTGATCGACGCGGCCGGCGGCCACCGGCACATCGGCACCTCAGAGGGTAACTTCGCATTTCGCCGCCTCATATGAGGGAGGAAAACAAGAAGTGACCGAGTTTCTGCCGCTCCTGTTGGAGATCGCTGAGATGCTCTGGTGGTGGAGCATGTGGGTCGCGCTCGGGGTTGCCCTGGTGTTTGCCGCCCCATACGTCATTGCGGCTATTATCATCGCCACATCGAGTCGCCGTTATTGACCGCCACGACCAGCGACGGTGCGGGCCGCGTGAACCGGATAACACCCGATATGTCCGAACGCATCTGGCGCGTGCTGGTCGAGGATTGCGGATGCCGTGACGATCTTCGCGCGAAACATAGCTTTATGTACTACCTCGCCACTGATATTTGGTCTGGGCACGAATGGCGCTTTCAAGGTTCGCTCGGGTTCGGAGGAAAATTTCATAATAACTGCGGGCGGTGGTTGGTTGGATGCTACTCGGAGCACCGCACGCCGGAATGCGAGGAGATGATCTGCCGGGCGAACGAGAGGATTGCGGCGCTGAAGGAAGAATACAATGCGTGATACGCTATGTCTCTGGGAATAACGCGATGACGAAATTCCTTTCGCCGCACAAGCATACCGGCGGAACCCGAACTCGGCAAGTCGGGTCAAACACCGAGCGCCCGTGGGCTGTAATTGCCTCCTTTCGAGCAGCCGCGACGGGCATTAAAAGGTCATATCTCATGAACAATGTTTCACGTGGAACATGACCCAAGAAACCGGAATTGTCCGCTTTAGGGGTTGACATCTAGGTCTAGGTTCCGTATATTAGCCGCACTAAACCCGCCAAAGACGCGCAGACGGCGCGCGGCGAAGGTAGTGAGGACTTAAACATGAACCACATCGGGGCCATCTCAGGCGGCAAAGACAGCGTATGCATGGCCGTCCTGCTCAAAGAGACGCGGCCGGACATAAATTTCAAGTGGGTCTGCACGCCGACCGGCGACGAGCCGGCAGAATGGTTCGCTCACATGCGTTCGCTCCGCGAGCGGATCGGGCCAATTATTCCGGTCATGCATCCTGGCGGTTTGGCAGGGCTTGTTAAGCAGTGGAACGCATTGCCAAATTGGCGGCAGCGTTGGTGTACCCGTGTACTCAAGATCGAGCCGTTCGCGGCTTACCTGACTCAACACTCGCCAGCGCGTTTCTATGTCGGGTTGCGGGCCGACGAGGAAGCGCGGGAAGGCGGCGACTACCAGCAGGTTCCCAACGTCGAGATGATGTTCCCGCTGCGGGAAGCCGGAATGGGAAAATCCGACGTTATCCGGTTCAACGCTGAGCGCGGCATCAGCATACCGCGTCGTACCGATTGCATGAAATGCTTCTTTCAAAGACTAATCGAGTGGTGGGAGTTGTGGAACACAAATCTTCCCAGTTATCTTGAAGGAGAGGCTTGGGAAGAGATGACCGGACACACTTTTCGGTCGGAACGCCGCGACACACAGCCGACCTCGCTCAAGGGTTTGCGGGAGAAATTCGAGACTGGCTGGATACCGCGTGATACGCGCGACCCCATCAACGAAATGCAATGTCGGATCTGTCGGGGATGACCAGCATCGTTGAGGTTTACCGGCGCTGGCCGACCAAAGACGACTGCATCGCGCACCTGGAACAGGTACGGTGGGGCGAAAGCCCCATCTGCCCGTATTGCGGTGCCGATCGCGTCTCTCACAACCGCGACAGCAGCCGGGAGATGACGGCGGCACGCTGGAAGTGCCAGCGGTGTATGCGGTCGTTCAGCGTGACCGTAGGCACGATCTTCCACAACACGCACGTCGATTTGCAGCGCTGGTTCCTACTGATCTCGCTGATGCTGTCGGCCAAGAAAGGGTTGTCTGCGATGCAAGCGGCGCGCGATCTTGAAATGCGCCGCCCTACGGTGTGGAGCATGATGCACCGCATCCGCAAAGCGATGGCCGACAACGGAACCGAGTTGCTGCGCGGGATCGTGGAGATGGACGAAGCCTATGTCGGCGGAAAGCCGCGCCGTAAGAACCGGCGCACCCCGGCTCGCTCGGCTTAGGCCCCCAAAACGGAGACGCTCATGAACCCCGCTGATCGCCTGATCGTTGCGCTCGATTTGCCGGCGGACGAAGCAATCGCTATCGTAAAAAAACTTCTCCCTTATGTAAACAAATTCAAGCTCGGCGTGGGAACATTCATGCTTATTGATGGGCGATTTCTTGCAAAATTCATTGTATCCGAGAGAGCCCATTTTATGGCGGATCTGAAACTGTACGATACGCGTGACACAGTGCGGCGCACGATGGAAATCGTCGATAGGCTCGGCGCCTCGATGGTAACGGTGCATGCCGATTGCGTGGAGTATGCGCTTGGGTTCAGGCCGGAGATATTATCTGTACGCCGTCTGACGGATGGAGTCAGGCCAAGCGTATGGCTTAATGAAACAAGCGGATTTTCGCTTTCCGATGAAAAAATATGTGATGGACTTATCTGTCCTCCAGCGTATTTAGAAGAACTGCGACCCGCAACGAAAAAGATACTCGTCTGCCCCGGCATCCGCCCGGCAGGTGCGGAATCCAACAATCACGTCGCCCCGAGCACGCCCGGTGACGCGATCCGCAATGGCGCAGATTATATCGTGATCGGCAGACCGATCTACGCGGCCCCTGACCCTGTTGCGGCAACGCTCGCGATCATCACCGAGATCGCCGACGCTGGCGCCCAGCAGCCGGGTTGATTCGGTCGTGGCCCCCACCATTCCAGCCACATACGCCGCTTCTGCCACCCGCGCAGCCGGGCTTCCCACTTGCCTGAATCATCGGATATTTCTTGATGCTTAATAGGTACTGCTTTCTGTGTCTCTTTCTGCGGGACAGGGCCGCTCGATGTCGGGACACCTGTACGGCGACCATGCAAACCGGGGCGATATTCGATGGCGAGCTGATATACGTATCGCCCCCCAGGACGCCGGGACCGGCTGAAACATTCGAGCCGGGACAGGTCCGCGAGATACCGCTGGACAGATGATTTCGACAACCGAGCATCTTTGGCAAGCTGGCGCATCGACGGCCAGCACCGCCCGTCGCGATCAGCGTAGCGGGCTAGGCATATCAGCAGCCAACGGTGCTGCGGTGATGGCAATTCGCGGTATACGTCGAAAGGAACGGCGACTGTGGCGAACGGCATGGGGTTGTCTCCGGGCACACCCACCCCGTGGCAAGAATCAAGGCTTGCTTTTGGCCGTCCGATGTCAGAGGATCGATGCCGCCAAGCAATCGATCTCTTTTCTCTGGCTTCGGCCGGTATGCGAGCCGCCTTCCCCCACGGGACAGGCGGCTTTGCTATTTCATGGCTCGCGATCTCCCGCGAACGGCGCTCGCACCGCGCGGGCGCTGTGCGTATGGTTGCGCAATTCTCTGGGCAGAGCAATGACGATTCGAGGCTATTGCGTGACTCTGCGTGAAGGTCGATTCTACCGCTCGCGCTATTCTCTGCGCCGACGACAGGGGGCCGGTATTCTTGTCGCGGCCATTGACGCTGTGTTTTGGCCAGATCCGGCGACGCCTTATCTTTCTGTGCGATTCCAATTTCCACGTAATTAACCCATGAGACTGCACTCAAGCGAAGGGGGATGTCAGATGAAGCTGGGCTATCTCTGTATCGTAGCGCTGTTGAGCCTTAGCCAATTGGTCGGCGGCCAAATCGCCCTCCCGCTCCGAATGGCGATGGGAGATAACCTCAAAAACTCCCAGCATAATGAGAGCTATGATACTGGCTCCAAAATAGAAATTTCTCCACCAATGAGTGCTCTCGACTGTCTCCAATCTAGGGAACCACGCCATGGTTGGATCTTCCAGACAATATTCGTTGCTGGGGTGGCTTTTCTTGTCGGATTCAAGGTTGCAGTTTTAATGTCACGGCGTCAAATCTTTCGCCTAAGAAGGCTTCTTTTCGAGAGGACGAGATAATGGTGAAACATTTTCCAAGATCGGTAGAGTCCTTAATCTTTCGAGAGAAACAGTAAGGGAAATATATCACAGATTTGGAAGATGGCGGAATTATCAGGCAATTCACGAGAAACGCTCAGATAAACTATCTAAACAAGGCTGAAAACCCCTGAGACGGCACCCGCGTCAACAGGTGCCGTCTCTTACCACCTAGCATCTAGGAGTATGCAAGATGGCAATGCCAAAACGTAAACTTGATATAGTTCACAATCTGCCGCGCGCGGTCTATACAGGCACGGCGGAGCCGGTTGTCATAACGGACCCTGTGTTCTTCCACAAAACGCAGGTCCATTGTGGCTCCAGATTTCAGTTCTATGGCCGCACCATAAAGGGGCATCCAACAACATGGGTCGTCGAACAGATATGGACTGTTACGGGTCACGGGCGTGACAAAATTAAGAGCAGCATCTATGATGTTAGGACTCTTGACGATATTCTAGAAATGCGATGCGAAGAGACGCTCCAGAGAAGAAATATACAGTTCAAATATATGAGTTATTCAGCTATTTGGCGCATACCGCTACTTCATCCAGAGTGATGGCAAGCATAGTGACGATTGCCGTGCTCGATGCACCGCAACAGCAGCGGCGATGATGACGTATGCGTATATCAATTCCGATGCCGGCGAGGCCATTAGGGATTTGGCACCCATAATTCGAATGCCTCCCCGACATCGGAAACAGCTTCCGGCGATGAGCGAGACCACAACTGCCCTGACACCCAGGCGACGCGTGTCTTCTCAACGCCGGAACCCCAACCAGCCGGCGCGGCGGGCCATGACGGAGGTGACGCCCAAGGCCCGCCTGCCCCCGCGTCGGCTGGTGCATCACGGGATCGCGCGATGAGCATCAACGAATTGATCGTGCGATTGGAGTCCGCGACTGAGGGAAGCCGGGAGCTAGACGGAGAGATATTTCTAGCCACCAATTCGGGCGAGAATGGGATGATGGACGAGAAGATCGTTGATGCGGTTCGTACAGAGATCAGCAGGATGCGGGCGGCGGAAGTTGGCGGCTGCTTCCGGCCAGATACCGTTCCACAGGGAGAGTGTGCGGACGGCGATTGTTATTGCTTCCGGCAGTGTGACCGCGAGGCTCGCGCAGCGATGGCGGTCTATACGGCGGCACTTTCGGAGGCTGGAATGACGATTGTGCCGCAGACAGAGAATTAAGCGGAATTATCCGATTTAGAGGTTGCGAAACACATTAAGCAGACTTATGCTCGTATGAAATAACGGGAATTGTAAGGTTTACATAGCATGGCATCGCCGATAGACTCCGCAAGAAATTGCGAGCGCGACGACGACAGGGAGAATTGCGAGATTGAGATCACGCGGGAGATGATCGAGTCTGGCGTGGCCGCCTTGGAAGACGGTTTGTCTTTGGATTCTGACCATTGGAGCCTTGTCCGGTCTGTTTATAAAGCCATGGTAGAGTGTAGATCGATAGGTCACATTTCTGACCCTGATCAGAAAGAAATAAATTCTAGGTTGACTGATGATGTGAAAGAACTTCGGCGCGGTATGAGTCGAATAGGGCAAATCCTTACGAATGTTCGGGAGATTTTGGCGTCGTCTGACCTATCCCCACGTCTCCGCGCATTACTTAATATGTATCGGATTCCAAAAAACGAGATGACTATAACACGTTGTATTGGAAAAGAGATTCGGGATACTCATGTGATTGTTTCTACATTTGTGAAAGACGGAACCATTTATTACACCATGGTAGCTTTATCCGATCTTCCGAACGATCTCGTCAGTCTTGAGGACCTTGAGCGCGCCGGAATTGTCATCGATAATTCGGATTCCGCATAAAAATATTCCTCATGCTTATTTTCTATCTTCGTTCACACCACTAACCGCAATCGCGACAGGTTTATCTTGCGAGGCGCCGTTGAGTTTCTCGGCAATCGTCGCCGCTGCCTGCTTGCTGCCGAGAGACGATTGATAAAAAAACCCAAATGCCGTCGCGGATAGTCCGATCGCGGCAGTGAGCATGGTCGTCTGCTGCGTCTCATTCCCGCGAATGAAGGCTAGCGCCAGGCCGGCAGAAAAAATTATTTCCGCAATCAGAGCGAGTCCAGGTAGCACCCACCACGGCATAGGCGTCGGGGGTGATCGATCAGGCGGCGCCCACCATGGCCCAGGGTTCGGAGGTAGTGGGTCGCTCATTGCGTAGTCCTCTGTCGAACGGCATCGACAGCGGCCCATGTTAGCGGCCCATCAATCCCGTCGATTTCGCCGATGTAGTCGCCGCTGGCTCGCATGAACGCCTGCAGGACAAGGAGGTAATCATGGCTGATGGGCGATGATGGTGCGGGTTCTGGCGATGGTGCCGGAGCCAGTCCAGTTCCTCCTGATAGATATAGATCCGCCTCTTCCTTGCGTCTTCGCACGAGCCCGTCGATCACCTTGCCGCCGCTTTTGTTCCATAGCGCGAAGAAAGAAGCCGCCGCCATATAATCACCCGCCTTATGTAGCCTGGCGACACTCGATCTCGCAAAGCCGCCGATACCGATATTCCATGCCAGGCTGATCATTGCGTCGAATTGCGCCTGAGTGGTCGGCGAGTCACCGATAGCTGCCATCACTCCGGGCTCAAATTCACGGGCCAGCCGGCCGTCGAACATCCGATCGGACTCCGCCTGCGTTATCTCTAAGCCCTCGTAAATTTCAGGCCCGGTGCATCCCCGTCCGATTGTCCAGACCGGCGGGTCGGCAATTCGATCTAAGTAGGCGACTAGCTTGTCACCCTCATTCCTGTCGATGAGGGCTTTTCCGGCGGCACTTGTCTTCATTTGATGTCTTTCGGTGTTGTTTTGCATGATGGATGGTAACATATTGCAGCGGCACACAACCATAGGAGCGATCATGTCCGACAGCGTGAATTTCGCAGAGTACATCGAGAGCGAGCGCGCCCGCCTCACAGAGAAGCGCGCGGCTGCTCATCATGAATTGGCGCAGTGGCAATACAGAATCGATATGATCGATACTGAGTTCGCCGCAATCGCCGCCTACGAGGCAGTCAAAACCGGAAAGGCGGTGCAACCTGCTCGCGGCAGCGCGACGACGCATGCCCGCCGCGGCAGCCGGCGTGAAGGGATAATGACCCAGCTCAGCCAATCACCCAACGGCATGAAGCGCGGGGAGCTGCTTGATGCGCTTGGAGTCAAGGGCGACAAGGCCGGGGAGATGTCCGTCTCGAACGCTCTCAATGCGATGCGGAAGGCCGGTCGAGTCGTACACCTGGATAGCGGTCGCTGGGCGGCTTCTGCGACCGAGGGGTTGCGGGAAGCGGCCGAGTAGAAGTATCCTGATCCTGCTGCGGCCATCCGTCTTTAACAACGGTTGGGAAGTAGCTACCCGCGGCACAGGCGCCGCCCTTGTCCCCCTTGGGCGGCGTCTTTTCTATATTCTCATCGGTGCTGTTTTTGCTGTATTGATCTAATATCTGACCCAGCAT